TCTACTGAGTTTGAAAAGAAAGACGAAGAAGAAAAAGAGCAAGAAACCTCTTATAATGAAGATAAAGAAGAAGATAAAGAGGATGATGAAGATAAGGATAAAAAATATTCCTTATTAGAAGAAAAATTCACCGCTTTAGAGCAGAAATATTCTGCTATGGAAAAAGATTATCAGAGTCTTTTAGCATTTAAAAATAAGGTTGATAATGAAAAGAAAGATGCTTTAATTAATAGCTTCTATATGTTATCTGATGAAGATAAGAAAGAAGTTGTTTCTAATAAAGAAAAATATTCTTTAGAGCAAATTGAAGAAAAACTTTCTGTAATTTGCTTTAGGAAAAAAGTTTCTTTTGAAGATAACGAAGTAGAACAGAAAAATGAATATCAGTCTGTTACAACTTATTCATTAAACTCAACAGAAGACAATAGCGTACCGGCTTGGGTACAGGCTTGTCGCTCAGTTCAAAATAAGAATAATTAGGAGGATATATAAATGGCTGTTATTAGTAGAGTTGGTTTTGGCCAGGTTGAGCCAAATCATTTATCTATGACACATACTGGTCAGATTTATGCGCAGTTGCCTGCAAATAAAGAAATTAAGCAGTTAGAAAATGGTCAATTTGCAAAGTATGATATTGCAAATGGAGAAGTAAATTTTACAGGCGAAGGCGAATGGCTTTTAGTATTTAATGAAGTTAAGTTATATGGTTATTACCATGATGAATCTTACAAAGATTATGTAATGAAAGCAGATGCTTTTACAGAACAGGAAATGACACCAAGATTAGTAAAGACTAATGTAGGCGATATTTTCACAACTAATACTGTTGGTGGAGCCGGTTCTTTCAGAGAAAAATATGATGGAATCGACCTTAATGTTGGAGATACTGTAACTCCAGGCGCTGATGGTTTTCTTGCTGCAGGTTCAGGAGATATTGAATTTACTGTAGTTAAAGTTTACACAATGCCTGATGGTCAACCAGCTGTTAAGCTTCAGAGAACAAAATAAGGAGGAGAAATAAATTATGACTTATAAAGAGTTATTGGCATTAGGAAAAATCGTTGTTAATGCAAACCCTTCTGCTCCTACAGCTTACTCATGGGGCGAAGATAAATTTTCATACGCAACTTTAAATGAGACTTTTGCTCAAGAATTAAATAAATTACATAAAGAAAATCCTAAGCAAGCATACGCGCTTATGGAAGAAACTATTAATGATGTATTACCAAAGAAAGTACTTGAACAGTACGGTCAGTTTGCAGAAATTAAGACTTTTGCACAGGGTGATAAGCCAGTATTCGTACAGAGAATTACAGAAGCTTCTCGTAGACGTGCTAAGCAGTTCATTACAAAAGTTGGACTTGCTGGTGCTTACGAAGTATTCAAGTTAGATGGAAAGAGCTACGAAGTAGCTACAAGCGCATTTGGTGGTGCTGCTAATATTCCTTTTGAAGAGTATCTTGATGGTAGAGTTCAGATGTCTGATGTGCTTGATATCGTGCTTGAAACATTAGACGAAAAGATCTATCTTGAAATTGAAAAAGCTTTAATTGGTGCAGTTAGCAATTTACAAGCTGCTAATGTATATTCAAGCACAATCTTTGAAGAAAAAGAAATGGATAAGCTTTTAGCTATTGCTGATTCTTACGGCCAGGCTACAATCTATTGTACTTTTGACTTCGCAGCTACAATGCTCCCTGCTGAAGGTTGGGTTTCAGATGAAATGAGAAATGCTAGATGGAATAATGGTTACCTTGGCAACTACAAAGGTCATAAAGTTGTTGTATTACAGCAATCTTACGAAGATGAAACAAATACTGTTAAGGTTATTGATCCTTCATATGCTTGGATTATCCCAGGCGGAGCTGAGAAACCTGTAAAGGTAGCTTTTGAAGGAACAGCTCACATGAGAGAAACTCAAAATGAAGACTGGTCAACAACTACACATATTTATCAGAAAGTCGGCGTTGGCGCTTTGATTACTAATGATATTTGTGTATATCAGAATACAAGTCTTACAAAATAATTACAATTAAATAATACTACTGGGGATATTTAAATATATCCCCAGCTTTTTTGGAGATAAAAGGAGATAAAAATATGTTGGAAGATAACACAATTATTACTGTTTTGAATAGAAATAATGGAAGTACTGGTTATGGTATTCCGGAAATGAATCTACATAGAAAGTTTGCTCCAGGTGAAACTAAAAAGATTTCTATGGATGAACTTAGAAAACTTTCATATCAAACTGGCGGAGATTATTTATTAAATAATTATTTAGTAATGTTTAATGAAGAAGCTGTTGCAGAATTGATTGGAGATGTAGAGCCGGAGTATTATTATACAGAAGAAGATATTCAAAATCTTTTGGTAAATGGTTCTTTAGATCAACTTGATGATTGCATTACATTTGCTCCTAAAGGGGTAGTTGATTTAGTTAAATCTATTGCAGTAAAGATTAAACTTAATGATATGAATAAAAGAGAGTTAATTTTTAATAAAACTGGTTTCAATCCAGATAATGCAATTAAGAACAATAAATATGCAGAAGATGCTGAAAAGAAAGAGAAAGAAGTTAAAAAGGTCCGTAAGGCGACAATCCCTGGTCAAGAATCTGAGACTGTGGTTGAAAGCGCCGAACCTGCAACTCCGCAGCGAAAAACTTCTGTACCTAAATATAAAGTTGTATCTGAACTAAAATAATTATAGGAGGTGTATTATGGCAGATACTAATAAGACACCTTTCTCTCAAGTTTATGACAGTTTTTTTACTAAAATCACAGATGATATGTATATGGAATTAACCGAGCTTGATACTTTTAGAATGTTAGAGGATTTATTAATTGCTTCTATACAATATTTTGAATTTCCTCGTATTGATATTACTTCTTATGAATTAAGTAGTATATCTGGAGAGGAAGAATATTGTGGGATTGAAAGTAACGATGTTCTAGTTAAGGCTATTATCTATGATGGCGGTTATTTTAATAATACATTAACTGCAGAGGAAATTAATATACTATCTACCTATATGGTTGTTGAATGGATGGGGCAACAATTAGCCAGTGTAGAAAATACAAGAATGAAATATAGCGGATCAAGTCTGGTCCTCTTTATTAGAAATATTAAAGAAAATTTTAGGAAAAACTGGAACCCTGAAATGGGAATCAGAGCGGAAGTCTTAGTTTAAAAGCTTTGACACGCGCAGAGCATAGGAGAATTAAACTTATGAGTAAAATAATAGTTCCACAAGAACTACAAGATAAAATAGTAGATTTGTATGTAAATAAAGGTTATGGTAGAATGAAAATTAAGAAGGAATTACATCTTGATTTTGGAGATACTATAATAAAAAGAATTTTACAAGAAAATAATATTCATATTAGAAATTTTAATGAAGCTAAAGTTGGTTGTTATAAAACAGAAGTTCCTCAAGAAATTCAAAAACAAATTATTGAATTATATCAAAAAGGTTATGGATTGGATAAGATTGTTAAAGAGTTATCTTTACCTTTTAGTTTTGATAAAGTTCGTTCAATTTTACAAGACAATGGAATCCATATTCGGAATCTTCAAGAAGCTTCTCTTGTAAAACAAATGCCGGAATTAAGAAAGTATACTGTTAATGATGATTATGTTTTAGAAAGTCATAATGGGGCTTGGCTATTAGGTTTTATTGCAGCAGATGGATATTTACCTATTACAAAAGGTGCTAAAAACAGAATAACTATAACCTTGCAAGAACAAGATGAAGAAATATTACAAAGGATAGCTAAAGAACTTGAATATAATGGACCTATATACCATTTTGAAAATCAAGGTTTTCCCGCTGTTTCTTTATCATTTTCATCACAAAAACTTCGACAGCAAATAGAAAATTATGGAATTGGAAATAATAAAACTTTTAAATTATCTCATATTCCCAATCTTCCTAATGAATATAAATTAGATTTTATTAGAGGCTTTTTTGATGGAGATGGAAGTTTATATGAGCCAAAAGGAAAAAAGATTAATATAAACTTTACTTGTGCTAGTGAAACTTTTTTAAAAGATATTACAAAATTTTTCTTTGAAGAATATGGAATTAATGAACCAAAAATTCATTCTCAAGAAAGAGTGCATATAATCTATACAATTAATTATTATGTAAAAAATAGTTTAACTATTTGTAATGCATTTTATAATAATGATTATTTATCTTTAGCTAGAAAAAAAGAACATTTTTTTACTATCAAAAAGAAATATAATTTACCATAAGATATAAACTCCCACGAGCCTAAATACCTCAAAAAGGTAAAAAGATATGCCGAACTTATACGAATAACAAGTATAAGAATTGAAAGATAAAAAGCTTTCAAGGTAACAAATTTTGCAGATTTCAAATTCACATCTCAAGCGAATCATATGTCCAAGATACTGACGGTACAAAAAGACTATGAAAGAAAAGGTTTTCATTTGCAAAGATTATATAAACGTAGAGCACTTAATGAAGATGGTAGAATGCGTTCTACTTTTGATTTAATAATGGATGCTTATCCTTCAGGAAGGACTTATAAACACCATGCTTATAAAACATAATGCTGAAATATCTAACGTGGCAGTTGCAAAAGAGATAAAAAAGATTACCAATCTTATTTATAAGCTATTGCCAATAAGAGAAGAAAACTTAGATTGGGAAAAACCGCTAGAAACAATTATTGAAGAATTAGCTGGAATGGATAGATTGTTAATCGACCAACATGAAATTTTATTTCCATTATTAAATAAATTAGAGGGCTTGTTTACTCTTACTGAAGAAAATGATTTTACTTTATTCAGAAGAACTATATTTGAGTGCTTAAGCCTCATAAATGCGATGGCGAAACAATGTCAGGATTAGAAAATTTAAAAACTAGACTTGAATATCATGGGGGCGTTGCTCAAGAAGGTCGAATGCAGCAAGCAAAATTAAATAGTTTGCGGAAATCGCTCTTATATTCTTATCAAGCTGCTACCGCAGTTATAGATGGAAAAATGTTTCGCTGTCTTATGAACCCTAACAAACAAAAGGCAGATTATGATTGTAAAATATTATCTATTCCGTATGAAGATATTTGCATTGGGGAATATGATGCGGAGACTAAAACCGTATCTCCGTTTGAGCCAATTGGAAAAACAAATGGCGGCAAAATACCTACAAGAATTGAAGCTGGTCGTACTTTTTTATGGAAAGAGACTGATACTCATTGGATAGTATATTTAAAATTTTTAGAAGAAGATGCCTATTTTAGAGGGGAAGTATATAAATGTGAAGATGAACCCATCACTATTAATGGACATGAATATTATGTGTACATTAGAGGTCCTGTTGAAACCACAATTCAATGGAATATAAAAGATAGTGTTACTTGGAATGATTTAAATTATTCTTTAATTATGTATATCACTCAAAATGAAGAAACACTAGATTATTTTCACAGATTTCAAAAATTAAAAATTGGGAATGAAATGTGGGAAGTCAAGACAGTAGATCCTTATTCTGCAGATGGCATTATTGAAGTTTGCTTAGGTGAATGGTATAATAATGAATTTGAAGAAGAGCCTACTAAAAAGCCGGATAAAACTGATAAGCCTATAGATGAGGCGGACAAGCAGCGCCTGCCGCATATTGATGGTCCTACTATTGTTCAACCTTATGATATTATACAATATTCTATAAAAGGTTTACAAGATGGTAAATGGATTATTAGCAATAATAAGAAAGCACGTTTTGTAAATAGAGAAAAAGATGTAATTACAATTGAAATAATTACAGGTAAAAGTGGAGAGTTTAATTTAACTTATGAAAATGAGGAACAAAGTATAACTTTACCTATTGAGATTAAATCATTATAGAGATAAAAGGAGTATAGGATGCGTAAAGATTTGATTCGTCTACCTGCCCTTAATTCTTCCTTTCTTTCTTGTGAGAAAGATATTGAATTAATATTGCGTAGACTCTTTGTTGAAAGCCGTCCTTACAGTGATGAATTAAAAAGATTATTAGTAATTAGTGCAAAAGATTGTCTTGATAATACAACTAGCACTCAATATCAAGAAAAATTAAAAGAAATGACCGTTGCAAAAATGGTTGAAGATGGATATATAAGATTGGAGCCTAAACTTAGGTTTCCTGAGCATGAACAAGTAAAATCTTATATTATTGTTTCTTTTGATAATTTTACTATGAATACTACTAATCCTCAATTTAGAGACTGTACAGTCTCTTTTGATATAATTTGTCATACTGATTATTGGGATATAGGCAACTATAGATTAAGACCATTAAAAATATGTGGTTATATTGATGGTTTATTAAATAATACTAAATTAACTGGTATTGGTCAATTTAATTTTTTGGGCTGTAATGAGTTAATCTTAAATGAAGATTTGGCTGGATATACTTTAATGTATCAGGCAGTCCATGGAACTGATGATCAGATTCCTGGTAGAGATGAATAATGGTTAATGATTTGATGCTATTGGCGGGAACGGATATTCCTTTTCAACAAGCCCAAATCACCATTCATCAACCTACTATAAAGGAAATTTCTTATATAGGTGAAGATGCCTTTTTTACAGGTTGCGAATTATTAAACTTTTCCAAAGATATGTTATCTACAGAGGACAAATCTAGTTTAGAGAATACAACGAATTTTGAAATATTAATGTCAATAATGAAAGATAGAAATCCAGCAGTACAAAGAAATAGAATTAGTGCAACTTTAGTACTGTCTTTAATGTTTCCTAATTATGAAATACAATTCCAAAATGATGGAATCTCTTTAACAAGAGAAAATGAAGAAGTTCATTATATTAATAATCAAAATTTTGAAGCATTTAAAGAAATTATTGCCATGATGTTTAGCTTAAAAATGCGGACTTCGGAAAGTGAATACAACCCTATGGGTAAGCGCGCAGCGGAAATCGCTGAAAAATTAAAGCGTGGCCGCGCAAAAGCTGCAGAGGGCAAGGGAGAAAAAAAGATTTCTATTTTAAATAGATATATTTCAATACTTGCAGTTGGAGAATCTAAAGATATCAATTCTCTGTTAGAATATACTGTTTATCAATTATTTGATGAATTTACTCGTTTTGAACTAAAAACTCAATATGATATTTATGTTCAAGCAAAAATGGCGGGAGCCAAAGATTTAAAAGACGTAGATAATTGGATGAAAGACCTTCATCCATAATTCTATATTGAATGTAAAATTTTACAAGGAGGAAATATAGATATGAAGTTTGGTGTACGTGAATGCGCAAACATAGTATTTAAGGCTAAGTCTACTGTTAGAATTGGTAACAAAGTCTTTAAAAAGGGACAGCCAGTTCTTTACATTGACACAGCAAAAACTTCTACTTTAGAAGGTGCTGCTACTACTGTCTATGCTCAGGGTGGCCGTGGTAATACAAGACTGATAGCATGGGAAGGAGAGAAGACACTCACCTTTACAGTTGAAGATGCTCTCTTATCTCCTATTGGTTTTGCAATCTTATCTGGAGCTGGATTATTTGGTAAGGATAGTAAAGCTAAGACAAGACCAATTCATTATCATACAACTACTTATACTACAGTAGACACAGATGGCAGTATTGATTTAACAGATGCTATTGGTAATGATAAGATTAGCGGAGATGATCCAATTTTCGTAGCAACCGTTGAAGAAGATGGTTCTATTGACACTGTTCTTAATGTAGATGAAAGTGAACTTACTGTTGCAGATGGCAAGATTACTGGAGATGCTTTGAAGGATGTTGAAGCTGGTCAGTCAGTATTTGTTGATTACTACTTACTTAAAGAGCAGAGCAAGGTTGATGAGCTTCAGATTGATGCAGATCACTTTGCTGGATACTATTATGTTGAAGCTGATACATTATTCAGACGTCAATCAGATGGTGTTGATTTACCTGCAAATCTTACAATTCCTAATGTTAAGATTCAGTCTAACTTCACTTTCAGTATGGCATCAACTGGAGACCCAAGTACATTTACTTTCACAATGGATGCATTCCCAGATTATACATACTTTGACAAGACTAAGAAAGTACTTTGTGTATTGCAGATTGTTAAAGATGGCGAGGATGCTGAAGATACAGAAGGCTATAGTGTAATGGATGGTCATGATCATACAGACACAACTGTAGAAGCTGAAGGCTAAATATATTAGAGGGAGGGTTTAATTACCCTCCCTTATTTTTTTATATAGAGGGTGGTTAATTATGTTAATAAGATATACGCCTAAGACACAAGAAGGTAAAGACTCAATAAAAACTGGGAAAAAGCAATCTGATTTTATGGATTATTATTATATCCATCGCCATCTTGAGCATTTTAAAAAAAGAGATACGGCTGTAATTCTTTACATGGAACAAAAAGAAGCTTTATATGATGAAGCAAAAAGTAGATATGCTAAACATTATTTAGAAAATATTAATAATAAGGAAGCTTTAACTTTTTTAAATGATTCTATGTCAGAGGAGGAAATAATGTCTGCAGTTAGCACAATTGATGAAAAACTTAAAGCAAGTTTGGAAAAAAATATTACTAAAGAAATACCTTTAACACAAATTTTTTCTAATGCCCATAAATCTATGAAAGATTATTTAAATAGTAAAAATATACAATCTTTAAATACTTTTTTCCAATGTATACAACAAGCAACTTCAGTTTTAGAGGATAATGATAGGTATATTTTAGCACCTGTTTTGAAAGCTGCAACTGATATAACTGCTTTATCTGATTTATCAAAAGTACAACAAATAATTAATGATTATCAAAATGACACAGAATTAGTTCCTATTGCTTCAAAAACTGTTTCTTCTATTATAAAAAGTATTAATGGTTTAGTATCGGGATTAGAAGCAGATGATTTACAATTTAATTCAGCTTCTTCTTTTATTAATAATATATTTTCTACTCAGGTTGGAGAGTATTTTATTAGTAAAGGCGTTGTAAATGGTTATATTAAAGGTGAGGAAGCTATAAAAGAAGCAATCACAAAGTCTTTAGTAGGAGCTCGTTCAACTCGAAAAGAAGATTTAGTAGGGGTAGAGATTACAAACGATGGGGCGCTTGCTGAATATATTGATAAATATTCTCAGATAAATGGAAATACTAGATTTAAAGTTGATAATAGTTTTGCTGGACTTGAAATAACAGAGGGGAAGGACACTATAAATGTTAATTTAGGAATTAGCACAAAGTGGTATAAAAGAAATAAAGACAATAGTATTAGTAGCGTCTCAATTACAAGAGAATCTGCCTTAAATAGGATAAACCAAATGTATAATGTAAATCAACGTGAGTATGTATACAATACATTAGGCTTAGCTAATCAAGATGCCGAAGGCATTCAAGCCTTGAAACAAGCAATATTAGCTAGGAATATTGATTTATTTTTATCTGGTTTGGGTATTAATGGAGACTTTGCACAATTTATAGCTATTGGAAATGAGATGTACTCAATATGGGATATTATTAATGCGGTAGAGCACTATAATACTGGGGCGGGTACTAGCGAATTTAGTAATATAAATTCTCAGGATCCTATAGTTATTTCTTTTGAAGGGCTGCAGGCTATTACTGATAAGACTCAAAATGCGTTAACTGAAGAAGCCAATTGGATAGCTGCTCAAAAAAGAAGTAGAGATCAAAATAAATTAATTAAAAATTTAAAAATTCATGGAAGATTTTATCCTCAACGATTAAAAAATATTTTATCAAATAAAAATTCTTAAAAATTTTGACTTGACAAGAAAAAATTTTTATGTTATAATATATATAAGAAAGAAATAAAAGGAGAAAAAGGTATGGGAAATTTATCTTATACAGATTTAAATTTAAAAATAGATAATAGTATTACTACTTTTGATTTTAATGGTAAAACAATAGAAGTATTAAAATATTTACCTATAGAATCAAAATATGATTTAGTAATGATTACATTACAAAAATCTTTTGAAAATGGTATTTATAATCCCGTTAAATTAAATATGTATTTTCTATTAAATTTAGTTTATTTATATACTAATTTATCTTTTACTGATGAAGATAGAGCGGATGAAGGAAAATTATTTGATGAATTATCAAGTAATGGCTTTTTAGATAAATTATTAACGGTTATAGATGAAGATGAATATAATAGTTTATATAGTGATATAATTGAAACTATTGATAATATTAATGAATATAATCTTTCTGCTGCGGGAGTGCTTAAAGGTGTCATTAATGATTTACCTATAAATGCTTCTGAAGCTATGAAAATTGTGGATAATTTTAATCCTGAGAAATATCAAGAAGTTATAAAATTTGCGGAAGCTGCTAATGGCGGAAAACCTATTCCATTGGCTAAATATGCAAAGCCGAGTATAACTGAATAAGCAGGTCAAAATAGATTAATTGATAAGTCCTTACTATCATATATTGGTAGTAAGGACTTTATTTTTTATATATATAAATATGAAAAGGAGATAGAAGGATGGCATCAAATGCTAATATAAATGTTAAAATTGGTTTTACAACCGATACTAGTGGCTTAAAAACTGCGCAAACCGCTTTGGAAAAAATTATTGTTTCAGCCAAAGCTAACGCAGCTACGCCAGGCCAACAGTTAAATGTTGGTTTACAAGCAGCAGCAAAAACCGCCTCTTCTTTACAGGAAATTTTACAAAAATCCTATAATGTAGATTTAGGAACATTAAATGTTAATAAATTTAATCAAGAGTTAATTAAATCTGAATTAGACATAAAACAAATTAAATCTAGTTTAGAGCAAGCTGGTATTAAAGGCGCGACAGCCTTTAATGCAATTGGTTCTAGCATTTTAAATACCAATATACAAATAAAAGAATCTAGTAAATTATTAGACCAAATGGCTACTACAATGGCTAATACGGTTAGATGGGGAATCACCTCTGCCATCTTTCAGGAAATAACTAGTTCATTATCTAGTTCAGTATCTTATGCTGAAAATTTAGATAGCACTTTAAACGATATTCGTATAGTAACAGATAAAAGTGCGGAAAGCATGAAAACTTTTGCAGAGCAAGCTAATAGCGCAGCAAAAACATTAGGCGCCAGCACGCTAGATTACACCGAAGCTAGCTTGATCTATTACCAGCAAGGCCTTAACGACACAGAGGTTGCCGCAAGAACTGAAACAACCTTAAAGGCTGCAAACGTAACAGGACAAACTGGTGAAGAAGTATCAGACGAGTTAACTGCGGTTTGGAATGGTTATAAAGTTACAGCAGAAGAAACTGAATTATACGTAGATAAATTAGCTGCGGTTGCCGCTACTACCGCATCAGACCTAGAAGAACTTTCTACCGGTATGAGTAAAGTAGCATCTGCCGCAAGTAATATGGGTGTAGATATTGACCAATTGAATGGTATGATGTCTACAATTATCTCTGTTACCAGAGAGGCTCCAGAATCAGTAGGTACCGCGCTCAAGACCATTTTCGCGCGTATGGAAGATTTAGAGCTAGATGGAGAAGATGAATATGGAGTTTCATTGGGTGATGTATCTTCTTCTCTTGATTCAATGGGAGTCTCTATTTTAGATGTAGAAGGAAATATGCGTGACCTTGGAGAAGTTATTGAAGAAGTTGGTAATAAATGGAACTCTGGGGTATGGTCAGATGCGCAGAAACAAGCTTTAGCTATTGACCTGGCTGGTAAGCGTTAAGTAATGGCGCTTGTAAAAGAGTTTAAATTGCGGGAACACCCTTAGAGCCTTAGCAACCAAGCTATTGTGGTGACATAATAGTGGCGAGGCTAGCGACCAAGGTATGGTAACATCGCTAAGGATTGGGCAACCAGACGCAACGAAATTTCTTAGGACAAGATAATCACACTGTGGTTATTTTCTAATTATATTAGAAAATAAAAATAAAAGGAGATTATCAAAATGTCAGAATAATTAAAACAAATTTATTATGAAGGAAATCCTACAGATTATTTTATTTCTTCTTTTGGAAGACTATATAATCAAAAAAACTAATAATTGGTATAAAGGTAGGGTTTCTGAAAATGGTTATTTAGATTATATATTAAAAATTAATAACCAACAAAAAGCTTTAGAGCGCATAGATTAGTTGCTGAATATTTTATACAAAAAAATCTGCAGAATGCAATATTGTAAATTATAAAGATGGGAATAAATTAAATAATAATGTAGAAAATTTAGAATAGGTAACTAATCAAGAAAATACAATTCATGCGATTGAAACTGGTTTAAGATCTAAAAACTATAATACTATTATGTATTATGAAGGAAATTTAGAAAATGAAACATGGAAGCCTTTACTAAATACATCGTATTCTGCATCTAATTTAGGAAGGATACGTAACAATAATACCAATAGAATCTTAACCGGAAAAAGAGATACTGGATATGTCCGTTATGAGCTAAGAGTGGACGGAAAAAGAAAAACTTTTCTTGGACATAGATTAGTATATAAAGCTTTTAATAATAATTTTAATTTATAAGATAGAACTTTAATTATTAATCATATTGATGGAAACAAGCAAAATAATTGCTTAGAAAATTTAGAATTAACAACTCAAAGTGAAAATATGAAGCATAGTTATTATATCACTAAAACAAATTCTAAGGCAAGGCAGGTTGGTCAGTATGATAAAGAAATGATTCTTATTAAAATTTATAATTCTGCTAATGAAGCTAGTAGAGAAACGGGAATCAGTCAAAGTTTAATATCTGGGGCTTGTATAAGAGAAGGTACAAGTCATGGTTTTAATTGGAGGTGTTTGTCGTAAGAAAGACGCTCAGAGACTATAATAGCTCCTCTAGCAATAGAGTATGGTATAGTCCAGACTACAACAGAAATGGCTATCGAAAGATAGTGTAGTAATGCAGTACAACAACCTCTTGTCATTATTCGATAACTGGAGTATGTATACAGATGCAGTTGAGACCTCTACAAATGCTGTTGGTACATTACAAAAACAACAAGACATTTATATGGAATCAACAGATGCAAAATTACAAAAATTAAAAACAACATGGCAAGATTTATATGGTAGTTTAATAGATGAAGATGAATTAAATACTGGAATAGATGCATTAAGTAACTTAGTTCAAGTATTTGATAACTTTATTGATTCTTTTGGCGGTGGTACTAAATCCATTATAGCTTTTGGTACAGTCATAGCTAATATTTTTAATAAACAAATTAGTAAAGCAATTATTCTTGCCAATTCTAATGCTCAAAAATATGCTCAAAATGTCGCTACTGCAGAAAAACAGTTAGAATTAATTTCTGCTAAAATTGCAGATGTAAATAAAGCGCAAACTACTACAGGAAAAGGTACCATTACCGCTAACGATATTGCAATACAAAAAGAATATGAAGTTGAATTAAATTATGCTAAACAGCTTCAAGCAGCTAGAAAGGGTATTACACAAGAGCAGTATTCTGAATTAGTAAAAATGCAACAAAAAAGAGGCCAGCTTGAATATGAAACAGTTTTATTACAAAAACAAGCAGCCGCAGAAGTAGAAAAGGCTACTGGTATTGAAAAAAATAATTTAGAAGAAAATGAATATTTAAATAAACTAAATATTATATTTGGAACGCTACAATCTGAAACAGAAGAAGCAACAGAATTCGCTAGAAAAAAACTTGATGAAACAAAAGAACAATTAGATGCAGATAAAGAAGAATTAATACTTAAACAAAAACAAACTAAAGAACTGGAAGTTCAAACTAATGAAATAATAAAACAAGCTAAAGCTAGCACAAAAAATACTAAATCAGAAGGAAATAATATTGATCAATCAGTAATAGATAGTAAACAAAATTTTTTAGACGAAGTAAAAAAATATGTTAATAATTTTGATATTCCAAATGAAGAATTATTACTATTTATAGAAGATTTTCAAGAATTATTAAATAAACAAGATAAATCTAAAAAAGATTGGGAAGAGATTGAAGATGACCAACAAAAGATTGTTAACATTGTACAACAAGAATTAATAGTTCATAATAAAAATATAGAGTTGTTAAAAGAACATGTTGAACTTTCTTCTGATAATGTAAATAAGGCTAATCAAGAATGGAAAAATCAAAAAAAAGCAGCTGCGGAAATGGAAAAAAAGGTTGAAGCTGTAGAAAAATATAAAAAAGCAGTAGAAGAAATTCAGTCTAAGCAAAACAGTAGTGCAAATATAGATAATCAATTTTCTGGTGCTATAGAAAATGCTAAACAAAATAAAGATATTGCGCAACGGGTTCAAACAGCCACAGCGGCCATATCTTCGTTAACAATGGTATGGAGTTCCGTTTCTTCTGTAGTGCAAACTATTGAAGATGATACTGCCGACACCGTAGATAAGATTGAACAAGTTGTCATGAGTCTTGGAATGTCATTACCAATGGTAATTTCTAATATGAAGCAGTTGGGAGATACATTAAATATTACAAATTTAGGTATTAAGTCAAATATCCAACTTAAAAAAGCAAGCAAAGCGGTTGAAGAGGCTAGTTTGGCAATCCAAGATAAAGAAACCTCAATAGCTCTTACTCAGCAAGCTATAGATACAAAAAATATAACCATTGAAAAAATTAAAAAAGAATTAAAATTACAGGCTAATTTAACAGATAAAGAGACTATTGCGATTTTATCTTCCAAATCTAAAGAAGAATTAATAAGTATAGGTCTAACAGAAGAACAAGCTATTGCAATAACAGGGCAGGCCGCAGCAGAAGAAGTGTTGTTAAAGGCTACAGAAGAGGAGACTGCTGCTCAAGAAGTTTGGAATGCTTCATTACTGGCTAATCCTGTTTTAGATGTTGTAGTTGCGTTAGTGGCTCTTGCAGCAATCTTATATGGTGTAGCCAAAGCAAGTGAAAAAGCTGCAGAAGCACAAGCGGAATTTCAAGAGGAAGTCTATACTAAGACAAAAGAAGTATCTGACAGTACAAATGAAGAGGCTGAAAATCTTACACAATTATACCAATCATATATAGAAATGACAGCTGCACTAGATGATACTCAAGAGTCTAAAGATAATTTAAAATCAGCTACAGAGGAATTATGTACTGCTCTTGGCATTGAATGGGATGCTTTGGATAAAATACAAGGAAAATATGAAGATGTAGATGCAGCTATTCTTCAGGCTCAAAAAGATAGCCTACAAACTGCTATTAATAACAATCAAGATACTCTTGATGATAGTCAAAATGTTTTATTTAATAAAGTAAATATTGCTTCTAAAAATAGTTTATCTAATGATAATGGCTTATTAACTTATAAGATAAAAACAGGACTCTCTCTTGGGGATAACGATCAAGAAGTTTTAGAGTTAGCAGCGTCTTGGCTAATGGAAAATTATAAAGATAAATTAGATTTTTCTTCTTTTGATACGGAACAAGAATTTATATCGCATACTGGTGGCACATCTGAAGACTATGATACTTATTTAGAAGAAATTCTCCAAGGTGGTGTTATACAATTTGGCAGCGATATATCAACAGATGAAGCAGTATCAATTTTACAAGAATTATATAATTATATTATAGCACAAGAATATGATGGTAATTTAGGTAGCGCAGAATCTTATAAGCAATTTACTGCAATTTTTGGTGATACAGGTGTTACTGATACTTTAACAGAAGTTAAAGAAACTAGAAGCGAAATGGAAGACCAGATTTTACAATTAGCGGGCTTAAAAATACAATCTCAATATGATATTTCACAAATTACAACTACTCAAGAATTACAAGAGTATAGAGATGCTTATATTGCGCAGTTGAAATCTGATTTAGAGGCGGCGGGCTATGATGTTAGTTCATATACCTCGTCATATTTTGATGATTTAGCTGATGAATTTTTATCCGGATTTAATAATTTATCGGATACTTCAGAAGACCAGTCTATTATTGATGCTTTTACCTCACGATTTTGGAATGAAGACTGGTCAAGTACAAGAGAAATGAGTTATAAAGACCTTCAAGACTTTTTACAAAAAGTAGAAGAAGAAGGCGGATTAGATTTATTAGCTACCATTGACCTAGATGAAGTTAGTTCTCTTGAAGCAATAAAAAATACCTATGAAAATTTAAAAAATAATTTAGACTTAGAAAATATCACAGCTAATATTACTACAATTATAACTGCCCAATCTGAAATTAACTCAGATGAAGGTTTAACCGAAGATACTAGAACTTCTTTAGAAGATACTTTTGGAGATTTAATTGATTGGGATGCTTTTGACGCTTCAACTCCACTTGAGCAGATTACTATGCTAAATGAATTATTAGCTGAAAATAATAAAGAATTATTAGAAAATTATGATGCTCAAGCTAATGTACAAGAAGCTGAGGAAGAAAGGTTAGCTAAGGTTTCTGAATTAAAAGAAGAATATGAATCTTTAAAAGCAGAATTAGAACATTTAAAAGAAGCAGATAATTATGGTTATATTCCTACTGAATCATTTGATTATATTGAAGATCGAATGGCTGAAATTAAAAAAGAGTTAGAAGATGAAATAACTATTGATATTAATATAGATCAAACTACTATAGATGTTTTTTCCAATGCGATTGACCAAATTTTATCTGGCGCTACTCAGATTCAATCTGTAGCGGAAATGATTGGTGAAGGGTTTTTAGTTGCAGCAGAGGATGCTTCAGTATTGGCAGCTACATATCCTTCTATTTTAGACAACGCAGAAGTATTAGCAGATGGACAAATTCAATTAAATAGTGATGTTGTTGCGGCCATATTAAATGGCAATGCTGATGTTATTGAAGGAGATACTGAAAAAACAGCTGAACTGTTAAGAAGTCAAATTGCTTTATTAGATGCAGATATGGTATATCAGCAAAGTATAATTGATAACTTACAAGCTTATGTTGAAGGAAGTCAAAATGCTAGTGAAACTAACAAAAAAATTGCAGCTGCAGAAGCTACTTATAAAACTACTGTAAGTGAAAATGCTACAAATGAAGAAATAGATGCTATTAATACTGTAATGGAAGCCAATGTTGAGTTTACCAATGATGTTTTAACAAATTTAGACGCTGTAGGAACTCGTATATCAAAAGTTTCTTCAATTATGAAAAGATTTATAAATGGTGAAGAGGTTGATTATCAAGTTCTTGGAGGAACGGCTGTTGGAGGAAACGCTTCTTATTACACTTCTAATTTTGATGCTAATTCTTATAAAAATTTATCTGATACTAACAAACAAGCCGTTTTAGAACAGATTGATTCCGCAGTTGCTCAGCTAGAGGCAGACGAGAAGACAAGGGCTTTATTAACAGCAGAATTAAGTAGCTTATTAAGCGGTTCTAATAGTGCTACTGATGCAGCTAAAAATGCTGCCGCTGGGTTAGGCGGAACCTATGAAGAGGAAGATCCAGAGGTTCTTGATTACCTCGAAGATGAAGCAGACCGATATCATGATATTAACCTTGAGATTGAAAAACTTTCAACTAACTTAGAGCGACTTCAAAATCAGCAAGATAAATTATATGGTCAAGATTTAATTGATAATTTAAATGAACAGTTAGATATACTTCAACAACAAAACGCGGCATACAAAACCAAAATTGCATTAGCTAAACAAGAAGCTAGTGAAATTAAATCTAGCTTAGCAAGCGCAGGAGTTACTTTTACTGACGATGGCTATATTGCTAATTATGCTTCTGTAGTGCAAACTAAATTAAATTATGTAAATAGTTTAATTGAACAATATAATGCTATGTCCGCAAGTGAGCAAGAAGAGTTCGCGGATACAGTGGACGCCGCAAAAGAAGATTATGAAGATTTTGTAGAACAAATTGAAAATTATGATACCTTAATATCTGAAACAATTCCAGACCTTGAAGATGATATTCAAGAAGTAGTAGATAAAGAAATTGAAATTAATATTTCTAAATTTACTATGGAAATTGAAATTAGATTAGATATGGCGGAAGCTGAAAGAGAATATAATGAGTTTAAACAAAAAATCATTGATGATATAGCAGATGATGATTACGTAGGATTAGCTAATTATAAACTTAAAGACATGAACTCCTATTATAATAGCGAGGGCACTGCCGCAATTCAAAAATTAACCGAACAAGTTAATAACACTCTTGCAGAACTTACGCAGATGGATAAAACTGGTTGGTCTGACATTTATGGCGATGATAGAAGCCAAGCACTTGAAGATTTACAAACTTATTATGAAAAATTAATAGAATCACAAGAAGATTTTAATGATTTAATAGATGATATTCAAGATTATTATGTTGATACTATTAAAAAAGCTAATGATGCTTTTGATGACCAGGTAGATACTTATGAATATATTGGCGATTTATTAGAGCATGACATGAAAGTTGTTAAATTGATTTATGGCGATGAAGCATATTCTAAGATGTCAACTTACTATGATAAGATAGAAACTAATAATAATAACCAATTATCTTTCTTGAGTAAAGAAAAAGCTTATATTGAACAAATGATGGCTGCAGAAACAAACGAAGAAGTTCTAGCGGAATGGAAAGAGCAATGGGAGTCTGTAGTATCAGATTTAAATAGTTTAGTAGAAGATTCTATTCAAAATATTATTGATAAATATACAAATGCTATTAATGAGACTTTTGATGCTATTGCAGATAAATTGACTAATGGTATGGGATTAGATTTTACAGAAACTCAATGGGATTTAATTAATGATAATGCAGATTCTTATTTAGATACAGTTAATGCAATATATAAAACACAAGAAGTTAAGAGTAAATTTATAGATGCTATAAATAATACGGATAGTGTTTCTGCACAAAAGAAACTTAAAGCGGTAATGAATGAACAGCTTGATATCTTAGAGAGTCAAGAAGAATTAACTCAGTATGATATTGATAGAGCAAATGCAATGTATGAAATTGCGGTTAAGCAAATTGCTTTAGAAGAAGCTCAACAAAATAAATCTTCTATGAGGCTGAGACGTGATTCCCAAGGTAATTATACTTATCAGTATGTAGCTGATGAAGATAGTATTTCTAAGGCTCAAGAAGAGTTGGCGGAAGCTCAAAATAATTTATTTAATTTAGATAAAGATCAAGTTCAAGAAACTTTAGATGACGCATTAAGTGCTTATAAAGAATGGCAAGATGCTATCACAAGTTATACAGAGCAAGCTTATGAGGATGGTACTTATAATACTCAGGCATATTGGGATAAATTAGATGAAATTAATGCTCAATATACAGAAAAATTTAATCGCTATTGGGAAAATTACCAAGAAGCTAAGACTAATCTTGAAGATTCTACTATTCAGTCATTGAAGAGTAGTTATGATACAGATAATGAGAATTTTGTATCAATGATTTTAAAGAATGAAACTTTATTCACATCATTTATTGGTACTAGCACAGAAGAATATCAAAACATGACTGATGAAGAAAAGAAGCAAGCTGCTTCGTTAGCATTAAAGAATGAGGAAGTATGGAATAATATATCAGATATAACAAAAACAGCTATTACTGAAGAGATTGTTCCACAAGTAACGTCTGGTGTTGCGACTATGCTAGAAAGTATTGCGGGAGAGGGCGGTTTTGAGCAAATTGCAACTGAGGCTACTAACAATGTAAAAGATGCAACAGAAGATTATGAAACTAGCTTAAATAATGTAGCTGCTTCTGCTGATGTTGATTTTACCGCAATAGGTAATGGTATTGATTCTACTGTTGATAGTACAGAAGCTTTGTTAGAAGATAATCAAGAATTATTAGATAGTTATGATGATGAAATAACAAAGATAAAAGAAGTTATTACAAATATGACTACTCTGATTGCTAAGTATAATAGTGCGGCGGCAGCTGCTCAAAGGGCTACAACTGCTGCCTATGATTACATAACCGCGACTAATGAAAAAGCAGCAACAGCCGCAAGAAATTCTAGCTCTAGTTCTAGCGGTTCCTCATCTAGCTCTAGTTCTAGCGGTTCCTCATCTAGCTCAAAAATCACATCTACATTAAAAGATGTTGCTAGTGCTGCAACAGAAACAGTTAAAGCTTTGGCAACAAACAGTGGAGATAAGACATCTGATACTACAACTAAAGATAAAATGTATGTTATTGTTTCTCCGGATCAATTAACTTATCGTTATTATACTGGAAATAAATTGTATAGCACACGAACTAATAGAAGTGCTAAAGATGCTCTTTCAGAATATAATAGATTTAAAACTACTAATAAAGATAAATATGATTTTACTTTAGTAGGAGCCAGTTATGGCCCTGGACTCACTTCAGCAAAAATTACTAATAAATCAAAAGGACAAGTAAATAGCGGAGTAACATTATGGGGCGCTTATCAGGGTACAACTTTAAGATATACGGCTGGTTCAGAAGATGACCTTCGTCTATGGGCGGCCAAGTATGGTTATTATCCTGCTTTTGATACAGGCGGATATACTGGTTCTTGGGGTGACGATGGTAAACTAGCTGTTCTTCATCAAAAGGAATTGGTTTTAAATGCCTCTGATACTGAAAATATGCTTGCGGCAGTTGGTATTGTGCGCGATATGTCTAGCTTATTAAGTAACATTAATTCTAATATTCAAGATAAATTGCTTGCGTTGGCGGCTGGATTAAGTTCGTCTACAGGCTCGGTTTCCGCAACATCTGATACTCTTGAACAAAATGTTCATATTGAAGCTTCATTCCCTAATGTAAGTAGTTCAAAAGAAATTGAGAACGCTTTTAATAACCTTACTAATATTGCTTCACAAAGAGCATTTAATAATAAAAGATAAAATAAGGGGAGGATAAATTCCTCCCCTTGACTTTTTTAAAATTTTGTGATAAAATAAGAGAGAAAAGGAGATAATTATGAACAACATAGAAAATAATATTTGCGATGCTATTGAAGTTATTGTAAATAAAGCTGTTGAGGATGCGGGTTATGATAGAACAGTAAAAGCGATTGTAATAAGCTACGAAGATGAAAAAACTGGTAGATATAGAGTTAAATATCAAGATGGTATTTTTGATGCTTATTATTCAGCTAAAGATGAGGTATTAGAAAACGGAACCAACGTATACGTTTTAATACCAGAAAATAATATGAATACTATTAAAACTATATTGGGGCCGGTAGCGAGCTTAGGGGCGGCCGCCGCAATAGATGTTAGTTCAGATATAATAGAAAAAATAGGTAGAAGTGTAATTAGCGATGTCAATGACAACTGGTCTTGTGGGCTTAGCTCTTGGCATAAAGATACTTTTACTAAGACTTTATATGATGTTAATGATACTAGTAATAATTTATTAAATATAAATTCAACAGATGTTAAATTATATATAAAATCTACAGACAAAATCTTAATTTCTTTTGATGTGCAAACTAATTTAGAAGAAGAGCAGCAATATCAAGGCGACTATGGGTTAATATTTACATTGGATTTTAAGAATGATTTTACTAGTTATAGTCAGCAATATGTAATAGATACTTCTCGAATGAGTGGAACTCCTTACAATTTTATTAATCCTACTACTCAAGAGTTTACTTTTGAATTAAATAATACAGATTTCCAACAAATATCTTCTATCCAAGCTTATGTAAAAGATTTTCCTAATAGTAAAGAAGACTGTGCTAATAGCGAAAGTGATAATTGTCCAGTGGATATTTTGATTAGTAATATTAAATTATATGGAATTAATACTTATGATAAAAGTGAACCTTGCTTAATATTTTCTACTCCTGATGGAACATACCTAAACAAGAATGATAATTTAACAACTGTACAGCTTCAAGCAAAAGTTTACTATGATGGAAAAGATATAACTGATGATTGCGATTTTTATTGGTTTTTTGAACAACCTGATGTTATGGTTGGAAACGAGCGTTATAGTTCATATGGTGGGAATGGATGGTGGGATATTAATGATTGGATAGGAAAATATAGAGGAAGTAATTACATTCATTTTTCAACCTGGAGTTTAACTAGTAAAAATATATTAAATATTACTAGCCAACAGTTAATAACTAAAATTAATAGAATTAAATGTGCAGCTATTTATAATAATCAAAATATTAATAATATTATAAATATAATTAATTATGATTCATTTTATGATTTTTACATTTATTCAGAACAAGGTTCGCAATTTTCTTTTAATAAGGGAAATACATTATTAGGTTTAAATAGTAATTGGTATAATTCACCAAAAGGTACGTATACTGATCCACAGGTATGGTCTAGGTTAGATGATACTGGTAACTATACATTATTAGAGCGTAACGAAGTAGCTACTTCTGCTTTAGAAGTACCAAATATTGATTTTAATAAGTATTGTACTTATAGTTGCGTAGTATATGGGGCAATAGGAGGAGAGAGCTGGTATACTCGAGAACAATACTTTGGCACAGCTTCTATTACCCTTACCAACACTTCAGAGGTAGAAGGACAAACTACAGAAGTTACTTCATCCGGCATTAAAGTATATAAGCACGATCCTGATGCAGATTTTTCAGTTACTATAGAAGCCGGAGATGATACAGAAGATAATTTTACTGGGGTAGTTTTAGGCAAAGTTACAGAGCAAAATACTCAAACAGAAAAAATTGGTCTAGTAGGATATCACAATGGACAACGTAGTATACTTTTGGATGCGGAAACTGGTAAGGCGGAGTTTGGAGTAAATAAAGAAATTGTTTTGGATCCCGCAAAGAACAAAGCTACTATTGCGGGTTGGAACATTTCTGAAGATGCTTTAACTTCAACAAGCTCAGATAATGGAGGTTTTATTAAATTATCTAATGAGGGTTCTATTTCTGGTAATTATATAGAATCAGAAAAGGGATGGACTATTAAGAGTGATGGTTCTGCTATTTTCAATAATATAACTATAAAAGGCGGGACTATTGCAAAAACAATTACTATTCCTGTTGCAAATACCGCAAACACTGCTAAAGCAATAGGCGGATGGAAGTTAAGCGATGATGAAACTCAAGTATCTGCTAAAGATATTATCTTAGATTCAGAACAAGGAGTAATTAGAGATACCAATTCTTCTTGGGTATTATCCAGTAATTCTGCTAATTTTAATAATCCTACTATTGCTGGCGGTAGTATCACTTCTAGTACAATTACAGGTGGCACAATATCGGAAATTACCGCGCCAGAGAATGCTGAAACACTAAATATTAATAATACAGCTGGTAATATTAAATTAAATGCGAATGAAATTTATATCGGTGATTTAACATTATCAGATTATATAAATAATAAAATTAAAGAATATTTGGATAATAATTCAAATACAAATGTATAAAGGAGATAAAATAATATGGTAAAAGATTATCAATTTTTTAAAGAAAGTTTAAATGGTTTAATTCAGAATAGTGGATTAGATGTGGGAGTACTATATTACATTCTTAAAGATACCTTAACAGATATTGAAAGAATTTATTATGCTCAAATTAATGCGGAAATTGCTCAGGCGCAGAAAGACGTAGAGAAAAAAGCACAGAGCGAGACCGCCGCAAATAAAGAAGAAGAATAATTTTCTTGGGCAGAAAACCTCCATTAATAAATTCAAAAATTCATAATAATTAGTAAGTTATAGAAAAAGAATTTTTGTTTATTAATGGAGGTATTTTTTTATGGAAGATTTACTAAACAATTATTCTCTTTCAGAGATTTTAACTTTTTTAGTTATATTTTGTTTAGCAATTAAGGGATTTTTTACATTTTGGGATTGGGCAGTAGAACGTCTTAGAAAGACTTTTAATAAAGAAACACAACAAGAAACAAAATTAGCAGTTATGCAAGAACAAATCAATCAATGTAATAATAATTTTCAAAAGGTTGAAAAAGAGCAAGCTGCTGTTGAAGATAAATTGTCTGATATGCTACAAAAGATTAATTTGCTAATTGAATCTGATAGAGATGATATCAAATCTTATATAACAAAAGAACATCATTCCTTTTGCTATGATAAGGGATGGATTGATGACTACAGTTTAAATTGCATTGAAAGACGTTATAATCATTACGTAGATGAAGGCGGGAACTCTTTTATTAAAGATTTAATGGAAGAGATACGTGCGCTTCCTAAGCAACCGCCGCAATAAAAATAAGAGAGAAAAGGAGAATGATATGTCAATAACAAATAATTTATACCCACCTATTGTGGGTACGTACCAACCTGCATTTGTGAGAAATGAAACTTGCAAAGTATATTTCTCCTTATCTAATTATAATAGTTATGAAGATATAAAAAATGCACAAGTTATTGTCAATTATCAAAAGAGTAATACATCAGCTTTTAGAACTTCGCCTGATACAAAAGATACAAGCAAGCCTTATTATTCTACTAATATTAAAGTTACTAATATTTTAATAGATAATACAGTAGTCAATGATGAAAAATATTATATTGAAATAAATCCTGAAGATTTAAAACAAGGTGAATTTGAAGTTAATCAATATTATAAAGTTCAGGTTCGTTTTACTGGTGCGGGAGCCCAAGAAACTCCTGCAAGTCAAGCTGGTATGGCTTCTTGGTTAAATGCAAATTCAACATATTTTTCAGAGTGGTCAACAGTATGTTTAATTAAAGGCATTTCTAAACCGACTTTAGAGTTAAAAGGTTTTGAAGATGATCCTACCACATTAGAGACTACTATTTTTACTACTGAAATATTAGATTTAATTGGTACTTTATCTTTCGAAGATGAAGATGAAAGTGAATATTTAAAATATTATACAGTAAAAATTTATTCAACTTTAAATAATGAATTAGTATTTAATAGTGATAAAATTTTTACTGAAATATATAATCCAAATGAAATTAATTATACCTTACCTTATTTATTAGAAGATGGCACCGAATATAGATTAGAATTAACTTATTATACATACAACGAATATTCTAATTCAATTGAATATACTTTTTCAGTTATTCCAAATTTGCTTGACGCCTTAGAACTATCTATTGAAGCAGAGGCGGATGTAGATAATGGCAGAGTAAAATTACACATTAAGAGTACTGATACTATACCTTTCTTTGGTAATGTGACTTTCAGAAGAACTTCTAGTAAGAGCAATTTTAAATTGTGGGATGATGTAAAACAACTAACTTTTACTGATAATACAATTGTTGATTATACATGGTATGATTATACTATAGAAAGTGGAGTGTGGTACAAGTATGGGATACAAAGAAGAAGTAGTAAAGGTGACCGAGGGGTCTTAACTATAATTGAAGATCCTATTGTAATAGAACTAGAGGATATGTTTTTAACAAGAGAAGACTTGCAGTTTAGAGTTAAATACGATCCTAGCATTTCTTCTTTCAAAACTAATTATATAGAATCTAAAACTGATACGATAGGTTCACAATTTCCTTTTATTCGTAGAAATGGAAATGTTAAATATAAATCATTTTCAATATCTGGTTTAATTACTAGCTTTTGTGATGATGAACATATCTTTTTAAGTCCTGAGTCAATTTACGGACAAGATATGTATGATAATTATTATAAAAAATATAATGAAGATGTAGCGGCCGCCGCAGATTCTCCATTTGATGAAAAAAGATATATTACTGAATATAATGATTATATCTATGAACGAATGTTTAGAGAAAAGATAATGGATTTCCTATATGGAGATGATTTAAAATTATTTAGGTCTAATACAGAGGGTAATATTATAGTAAGATTAATGGATATTAATTTTTCTCCGCAAGAAACATTGGGAAGAATGTTATATTCATTTAGCGCAACTGCATATGAGATGGATAATTGTACTGTTGCAAATTATGACACGTATGGTATTCAGACTATTGGTGATTATTGCACTGAATTACATTATGATTATAATAAAATAGGTCAAGTTATTGATACTTTTACAAAAAATGATGATGTTATAGATATTATAAGAAATAAATATTCTAATCTTACTTTAGAAAAATATATAACAAATTTGTCTTATCTTAGTTGGGTAAGATTGCAATTTAATTCAGCACCTTATTTAATAAAAACGGTTAATGGAGTTCCGCAACCTTGGAGCAAAACTGGAGATTCAGATACTGCGGTAGGATACATTGTTAATATTAATAATACTCCAATTATTGTTAGTGCGCGAGGATTTTATGAATTAATTGATGATGACACAAATGTTACTTCAATTACATTTCCAACAGATACTGATGTAACTATTGATTATATTGCAGAATTAGAACAAACTGAAAATACTAGTTTGTTATATAGTAAAATATATTATAATGTAAAAGCAGGCCAACTTCATAAAATGTTTAAATTAGACGAAAATGGCTTTACTGATATATATACAAAATATTTATTTAAATATCAAGCTTATTATCAAACATTAGCATCTCTTAATGAAGTCACTATTGAAGCAGACCCTGGTACAGTAATTTATGTTAAAGATTCTTATGATGATGAATACTTTAAACATGAAATAGGAGCGACGGGGGTATTAAGATTCTATGATGAAGATAGTATTCTAACAGGTTTTTATTTTCATGGAGTTCATTTACATTTAAATTCTGCTGTTGAAGCTATCTTACAAATTATTTCCGCCCAAGAAGATGGCAAACCTATTGAGAAGATGGTTGTGCTGAAAGATGGAGTTATTACTATTGATGATGATGGAAATATTATTACAGTAAATCCGGAATATTTTACAATAGAAGATAATAAATTAATAGTTAAAAATGACAATGAATATGTTAGAGATACTGAATATTTTGAAGTTAGGGGAGATTGGACTTCTTTTGATGAAATTGTTAGTCCTGCTAAAAATAGTGTTTATACTATTAACGGTCAACGATATATTTATTACCATCAAACATGGTATGAATTTTCAGATGATGATATAGTTCAATGTCCAGTATTTGCTATTGTAGATTACATTGTTGAAACTATGAAAGGAGAGTATTATTCAGAATGAGATATAATTATCCATATTTACAAGACTCTGCTTTCTTAAAAATGTTTGATAAAATAAGAAATAAAGAACAATATGTTAATATCACAGTTTTAACTTTTGATGAAAAGCCAATAAAGTCAATACAAGGACAAGTTACTTCTGGCACTCTAAATTTAGATGCTAGTTCTACTATCCGAAGAACGTGTACCTTGTCCTTAGTAGCGACTGAGGCAGAAAATGATTTAACTAATGTTAATAATATATTTTCTATAAATAAAAAAGTTGAAGTTGAAATTGGCTTTATTAATAATACAAAATATTATACAGAATTTGAAAAGATTTGGTTCCCACTTGGTGTATTTGTAATTACTTCACCTAGTTTATCTCATGCTACCGATGGAGTTAATATTTCATTGCAGCTAAAAGATAAAATGTGCTTATTGAATGGAGAGTGCGGGGGCACCCTTCCCGCCTCTATTACTTTCCATGAATATGATACTATTGATGAAAATGGTGAATATATTACAGTTAAAACTACTATTTATCAGATTATTCAAGAGTTAGTTAATCATTATGGCGGAGAGCAGCTAGGTAAAATTATTATTAGTGATGTTGATACTAGAGTAAAACAAACAATGAGATGGATTGGTAGTAATCCTTTATATATTACTACAACATATCATAATGGTTCTACACAATATAGTGCTTCTACTACGAAACCTATTAATTCAACTTATAATAAATATGAATATGGTGATGATATAGGATATATCTATACTGATTTTGTTTATCCTGGCGAATTAATAGGAGATGCGGGAAATACAGTATGTACTATTCTTGATACAATTAAAAATACTTTAGGTAATTATGAATATTTTTATGATATAAATGGGAATTTTGTTTTTCAAGAAATTAAAAATTATTTAAATACAAGTCAAACAACAATTGAATTACAAAATATGAGTAGCGGTGATTACTTAATGGATTATAGTAAAGGCAAATCTGTATATCAATTTGATGATTGTACTATGTTTACCTCTTGTACTAACTCACCTCAATTTAATATGATTAAAAATGATTTTGTTGTTTGGGGGGTAAGAGAAGATGTTGAAGGATACACTTATCCTATTAGATATCATTTGGCTATCGATAGCAAGCCTGCTATTGGAAATACGTATCAAGTATTTTTCTATACGGATCCAGATGATGGATTAACCAAAGCTAAATGTTCAATGGTCTATGAAAAATATCAAAACTTTCCTGCGGTAGGCACGGAGGGTGTATTTTATAAAGCAAAAGATAGAAATAATATAATATATAAATGGGATACTGCAAATTTACAATATGTAGTAATTTGTGATGAAAATACTCATTTACCTATAACAGAAAAAGATATTACGACTGATGATTGGCGGACCGAGCTCTATTTACAAGGGGCTGCCGCAGAACCTTTAGGAAGTGATTCTAATTATTACTATTCTGAACTTTGTAATGAATGGCCAAAACTTTATGATGTAGAAAATGGTAAATTTATAGATGAGTTAAATGGAACAGATATAGATTTTTATTTAGACTTTATAGATTCATCTGCTGCAATTTCAGAACTTAGTGTTTCTAACATAGGTAGAAGAACAAAAGTGCTAAGTGATGATAGCATTAACTGTATATTTGAGCCAGATATACCAGATTTAGTAATTATTGAAAGTGGACAAAATGATACTACTGCTTTAGTAACTGAATGTCAAAATAAAGGTCAAGCTTATATGCAAGTTGATTCTAAGATTTATGAAGCAATTGCTACAGGCGGAACTAAAAATTCAGCTTATAATACTGTTAGAGAATTATTATATCAATATACAAGTTATAATGAAACAATTACAATTAGCTCCATTCCAATTTTCTATTTAGAGCCTAATACTAGAATTACAGTAAGAGACTCTCAATGCGGAATTTATGGAGATTATATGATAAATAGTATTTCTATTCCTTTTGATACTTCTAGTACAATGACTTTATCATGTACAAGAGTATTAGAGCGAATTTAGGAAAGGAGGAAAAAGGATATGAGCTATAATATTGGTCAATTCCGTAGGAGTGACTTAGATGTTGGTGGATACGAAACGGCTATTGATTATAGTCTTTCTACTGTAAAAACAGTAATACCTTTAACAAGTATAACATTTACAGATAAAATTTTAAATTTTACAAAACCTATTAACTATTCTACAGTTTATTATTTAAGATTTACTGTTAGTTGTCTTACTTCAGGGGTGCAAGATTTTTCATTAATTTTGCAAAATAATTCGGATACTGATAATACTGAAACAATAGGTAACTATACAGCGCCAATAGGAACTGGTACAGTAACTTTTGAAATTATTTTTCAACCTAACAACTCCTATAATTCTATGTTATTTGAATTACAAAGAAGTGATTTAGATTTTAAATCTACTAATGGAAGAGCTATGACTATTACTATTGATAAGTTTATAAAACTTACTAATGTGGTAAAAGATGCTATTGGAGTTAATAGTTTAAAAAAGATAGGTATTCAAGGTCCTCCTGGACTATTATTTACTGTTAATGGTGAAGAAATTCAAATTGGCAGAAGTGGAATTTATGAATTATATAATAATAATATAGCTATTAATTATTTAGGTTTTGTATTAAAAAATAGTTTAGTAACACAAAATGGAACTGACTATTTTATAGTAGATTATAAATATTAAAGGAGGATTAAAATATGGAAAGCTTCTATGGAGGCAGACAAGGTGCCTCCTTTGTTTTAGTAAAATCCTTTGGAAGTAAGGCGGAAATGGTTAGCGCCTTTAAGCAAGGGGGAAGTTATACAGCTGTTCATTATGATGAATATGTAATTATTAATTCTGAAAATAAGAATAATGCAGATAATGGTAGCGTTTATCGTAGAGGTTATGATTATACTAATAGTTTAGGTGGAGCTATTTATGTAGGTACTATAGTAGGACCATCTGGAAGGGCACCTCAACTTGAAGTTACTAATGAAGCTGGTGTAGCATCCGCACTAAGCACCGCGCAAGCTAATAATGAAGATATTCTTAGTGGAAGTGGTTCATATATAGCAACGACTAGTAATGGCGGACTAGTACCTGGGGATAGTAATTCTGCAATTACATACTCTTATTGTTCTGTTAGGGATGAAAATGAAAATGACACCACTGCATATATTGGGTTTACTTTTCCATATACTGTATTTGATGCTAATGTTAATATTATTGATGCATCATCTACAGCTTCTGTTACCAAATTAGCAGGAGGGGATAGTGAACATCCATTCTATTATAAATGGCAATTTAATATTCCAAGGACTACAGATACTTATGTAGGTGGGATTAGAAAAACTACCTATGTAGCTGAGTTAAATAAAAAAAATACTATTAATAATTATCCAAGTGATTTAAGTGCAACTACAGAAATTTTTGTTAGTGATACATATGATTATACTGGTGCGCTAAAATACTCTACTTATTTAAGTCAAGCAACTACAGCTTCCGCATTAACTTGGATAGACTTTGAATAGGTGGTATAAAGGTATGGCAAATAAAAAATTTGTTCAATTGCATGGACCTTTTTCTGCTAAGCAAGATTTAATGGAAGAAATACGTAAAGAATATTCAGGTCTTTCCTATGTTCAAAAATTAGGAATATTATCTATGCCTACTCATATTTGTAATATTAATGGTAAAAAATATGAAATAGGAAAGACTGGAATATTAGAGTTTAACAATATAGAAATAGGTTCGCTATACTTTGAACAATATGAAAATATAGATGCAGAAATTGACTGTATTGTAAAATAAGGAGAAGGCATAAAATAAAATATTTTTACAAGTCCTTTAATGGAAAAGAAATTAGGTAGGAACATAAAAAGGGGGAGAAGGACGTAAAAGAGTAGGAGATTAAAATGGCTATTACTAAACTTATTTTAGATAATAACACTTATGATTTTGGCGGGAGTGGGGGAGGAACCACAATCGTTGAAAAAAAATTAACATATATAAAAACAGTTGGCTTTAGCGCAGACAATGACTATGTTTGTGATGGAACAGCTGATAATATACAAGTACAAGCTGCTATAAACGAAGTAGCTGCCGCAGGAGGAGGAACAGTTTATATTTTAGGAGGTAAGTACTCCTTCTCTTGTGTAGTTTACTTAGACAGTAATGTTTCAGTAGTTATGTGCTATGATACAGTAATTAAACTTACAAATCAATATATAGCTACTCTTCCTTCAAAAACAACTAAAGGAAGTGCGACTATTGCGGTTACAGGTGAAATATTAAAAAATATAATTGTAGGTCAGGAAGTTGGCTTCACGAATGGTAAAGTTGGCTATGTAACAGAAGGGGAAAATGCTTTTGGTACTTTTGTTACAGCAATAGATGATAAAAACAACACTATTACAGTTTTACAAGCACCTCAATATGAATTTACGACTATTTGTACTTTAAATTCAGCTTTTAGATTTGAAGATCAAAGACAATCAACTTATTATGGTATCGGATATAACATATCTATTTCTGGTGGTGAAATTGATTGTAATAGAGACAATGCAAAAGTATGGATAACAGATTTATTTCAGAATGGTATCATTATTGGCGGGGTCGCCGGTTTGGAGATTAAAGACGTTAGAGTCCATGATTGTTGTTTCCAAGCTATTCATGTGTGCGGACCTTGGGTATCAGATTACTGGGATGGTGGAACTGATTATGATAATTATACCACTCTTGTAGAAAGATGCACTGCATGGAATTGTAACTTCGCTGCGATATGTGTAGATAGCTATAAAGAAGCTGTAGTTAAAGATTGTATTGGTAGAAATTCAACTTTTGGGTTACAATTTGTTGCTTCTAGTAATTGTAAAACTTATGGCGGTTATTATTATAATAATAGCTTTTGCGGAGTTAGATATGCAACAATTGACAATGATGATTTTGTTTTTCATGGGGTTACCGCAACTAATAATGCTCGTGGCATAGGTATTACTAATTTACATAATTCTACTATTGCAAATTGTTTTATTGAGGGTAATACAGAATATGGTATTGCTATTGAAGAAGAATCTTCTTATATCTCAATTACTGGTTGTAGTCTTAAAGATAATGCAATAGGTATTTGGGAATCAAGCAGCGGAACTGAGAATAATACAATATGTAATTGTACTTTCAATAATAATATAAATGACTATAGTATAGATACGGCTACTATCATAGGCGGTGGCTCCGGTAGTGGAGCACTTATCGATGACTCTGTGATGATTTCATCAAGTGATAAAAACCTAATTGCTTCTACTCCTACTGGCTATGCTCAATACGTAGAAGGTACAGTTCCTAATGTTTTGACTATCAGTAGTCGTAATTTATTTGACGTTACAACTTATGTTTCCGAGGGGGCGTACCAGGGATATAGAGGTACGAGATTACAATTCAAGCCTAATACCTATTATACTTGCTCTACCGAAGCCACAAGCGGAAATACAGTATACTTCGGTCAATCTTTAAGTATCGGGGTAGATGAGTCTGGAGGCGTGCTTACCGCGCAAACTGACGAAAATGGTTATATTTATTTATGGCTATTAAGTGATAGGAGTGATTATTCTAAATATTTAGATGGTAGTTTATGGTTACAAATCGAGGAAGGTAAAGAAGCTACTTCCTATACACCAGTGGGAGAAATGAGACAAATTCAAATTAATGATTTAGGTCAAATTTTTGCAATTAACTCTGGTTTAACTATCGTAGGTGAATATGATTTTAGTATTAAAGGATTATCTTATTTAGATTTGATTACTTTAAATTTAAATGCTTTTTTCTCAAATCTTACTATTGGAGCAACTCCAACAGATGGTTATGAAAATGATTATTATACGGATGAAGATTTAGGTATAGAAGATTCTGATGGAAGCTCTGAAGATGATACTGAACATGGTATTTTACTTTACAATTGGGATTTTACAGCAGGTAGTCTAATAGATACTGTAGCAGGAATCTCTGCAACTAATACAGGAGCAACTCTTAGTTCAGATGGTCTATCTTTTGCTAAAGGTTCTCAAAATGTGCTTTTAGGTACAGATGTATTTGGAGTAGGTAGAACATTAGAAATTGTAACTGGCGAAATGTCAAGACAATTTGACTCTAGCACTCATGGTAGAACATTTATGATTTATAGTACTGATACTAATAAATCTGAAGGATTAGTTTACAGATGGCAAAGTCAATGTTGGAGCTTCTATGTGAATGGCGCATGGGCAACAGATTCAACACTTACAGATGCAAATTATTTTGATAATTGTACATTAAAATTTGTTTCGGATAGTAAAGGATACATTAATTTATATAAAGATGGTGAATTAGTGTATACTTCATCTAGGGCATTTGATAAGAATCGTACAGCTATATGTCTTGGCGGCTATGCAGATAGCTTCTACAATATGACTATTAAGTCAGTATCAATATATTCATAAGGGGAGATTAAATGGATAGTTTAACTTTTTATAACAATGATTTAAGGTCAATCTTTCCAGTTGCTATTAATTTTGATAAAACTTTTAAAAGTGTCAACCATAGGGGCTACAGTAATGTAGCTCCGGAGAATACACTCGCCGCCTTCCGCCTTTCTAAATTTCAAGGTTTTAATTATGTAGAAACTGATATAAGTTTTACTGCGGATGGTATTCCAGTTTTATCTCATGATGCTACTATTGACAGATGTTCTAATGGTTCTGGTACTGTAAGTGAAATGAGCTATGAAGACATTAGAGCTTATGATTTTGGTAGTTGGAAAAACTCAATATATGAGGGAGAGCGTATACCTAATTTTAAAGAATTTTTAAAATGCTGTAAAATGTTAGGATTACATCCTTATATTGAAATTAAAAGTAATGCAACTTATACAAAAGACCAATTAAAAATGTTAGTACAAAATGTAAAAGAATACGGAATGCAAGGCAAAGTTACTTGGATTTCATTTAATATCGATTACTTAAACACTATTGGCAATACAGATAATACTGCGAGAATTGGTTATTTACAAGCACCAACAGAAACAAGAGTAGGATATTTATTAAGTTTACGCAATAAAGGTTGCGATGTATTCTTTGATAGTAATTATACAGTTTGTGATGATGAAAAAATTCAACTTTGTATAGATAATGATATTCCTCTTGAAGTATGGACTCTTGATGAAGTAAATGATTTAATGAGTTTAGATCCTTATATTAGCGGAATTACTACTAATTGTTTAATTGCTGGAAAAGAATTTTATAATAAATATATTTAAAAAATAGCTAAGGGGGGAAATGAAATGGCTATTAGTAAATTAATTTTAGATAATAATGAATATGATTTAAGCGGGGGAAGTGGAGGTAACACTTCATTTTCTGTTGCAGATAGCACTTTATTTATTGAATCAAGTGGTTATTCTAATTATTCAGAGCCTACTTTATATGAAGGAAGAGAATTAGATGAATTTACATGGGCAGATTTGAAGCAAAAATGTAGAAATAATGATTTTTCAGGTCTTAGAGTTGGAGATTATAAAACTATTACTACTTTTGGCTATTCTAATCGTATGTGTATAGCGGGTATTGATACCTATTATGGCTCTGGAATGGACTATCATCATATAGATTGGATTGGGAAAAATGTAGCACCGGTATCCGGCCCCTGGAGCTCATCTCGTATTGATAATAATGGAAACCCTTATCCTTATAGGTATACTTATTGGAGCAATAGTACATTTCATAATTCAGGGTTGCCTTCTGAAGTTATAAACGTACTTAGTAGTAAAGAAGCTCCAATGGAAAGACGATGCGGCAGAGATAGTGCTAATAGTATTATAACAATAGATAATTCTAATGGAATTAATATCTATTGGTATAATGCAGCTAATTATTTGTGGCTTCCAACAGAATACGAGGTTTTTGGCTCTACTATTGCGGGAACTCCAAAATTTTCTACTACTGGAGTACAATATCCTATATTTAGAAATAATCCATCTTTTAGAGTAAAAAGCACTCGAGATGGGGGTTCTGCTGTAAAATGGTGGTTAGCAACTGTAGCTGCAAATTCAACTACAGAAGTTTGCGCAGTAGATTCTCATGGTATTCTTGTTACTTGTCAAGGTCCATACATTTCAGATAGCTCTTATAATACATTTAACTATCATCCAATATGTTTTACAATTTCAGGAGAATAAAAATGACACAATTAACAAATATATCTTTAAATGATGAAAAATTTAGAATTACTAATAGTTCTCCTTCTCCATTATATCGAGGTCATGAATTAGATGAATTTACTTGGTCAGAGCTAAAGCAAAAATGTGTAGATAATGATTTTTCTGGGCTTCATGTAGGAGATTGGAAAACTGTTACTTTAGCTACTAATGAACAAATAGTAATGCAGATTGCGGGAATAGATACTTTTTATGGATTATGTGAGCAATATACTCATCACATAGACTGGGTACCTAAAAATGGGTTATCTACTTTACAAATATGGGGAGATAATGATACATGTTATATGTTTCCTGGTTATTCTTATTTAGAAAGTGATATATATAAGTTTTTAAATAATACAGTATATAATTGGTTCCCAACAGAAGTTAGAAATGTAATAATTAATAAAAAAGATTATTTAGAATATCGTGAAAATACAAAATATCCAAGCAAATCTAATGCGTGTCAAAGTCTTACTTCTGATTATGGATTATGCGATTTAGGTAAGATTTGGCTTTTGTCTGAATATGAAATATGCGGTTCAATAAATTATGGAGAAGCACCTTATTCAGCCATTTCTGCTATTCAGTATCCTTTATTTGCGAATTATGGTAGGGAAGTTAGGGTAAAAAAGAATGGTGCAACTGGAATAGACCAGCGCTGGTGGCTAAGAAATTTAGTGGTGTGCGGGAGTCCTTATAGTGAAAAATTAGGATATAACGAAGAAGAAGGAACCGTTGCATTTAATAATACAGGATTTTGTGGTCAAATTAATTGGTATGGTTGCCCTGGCCGTAGTTTAGCTACTTATCATGATACATATTTAGTAGTTCCTTGTTTTAGAATAGGGGGATAATTATGTCAAATTATTTAAAAAATATAAATTTAAATGGAACAGAATATAGTATTGCTTCTAATATTCATCAAGAACCTACTTTATTTACACAAGGAAGAGAATTGAATGAGTTTACTTGGTCAGATTTAAAACAGAAATGTTTGGATAATGACTTTTCAGGCTTACAAATTGGTGATTATAAAACTATTATTTTAGATGGAGGGGATGATGTTCTTTATGCTATGAAAACTATTAAAATGCAGATTGCGGGAATAGATACTTATTATGGAATGCGCTATGGATGGGTAGGAGGAGACCCTTTTTGGAAAATAGGTCATCATATAGATTGGATTAGTAAGGATGTTCTCTATGCCGGAACAGAAGATTCGCACTGGACATTGACAGATTTTTCGTCTATATCTGCTTATACTCAATATTCTCCATTTAAAAAATCTAATATATATTCTTATTTAAATAATACTTTTTTTAATTATTTATCAGAGGAATTACAATCTTGTATTACTACTAAAATAAATCCTATGACAACTGGCTATCCAGCAGGAATGTTAGATAGCGGTGAAATAGGAAAATTATGGCTGCCTACTGAAGGAGAAGTGTTTGGAAGCGTTAGACCTAGATTATCTGATGAAGCAGCATATTATGCTTCTACAGGTTATGCTTCTACAATACAGTACCCTATTTTTAGAAATGCTAGCAGTAGAATGAAACATATAGCTAATAGTTTTATGAATGATAGTTATCGTTATACTAATCTTGTATGGCCATTGGCTACTACTGATGGAAAGGAAAATACTGCAATACTTTATGTAGATGATTATGGAAGCTTAACAAAGCTTAAATACATGGATTGTAATTCTAATTTCCTTATTTGCTTTAGAATAGGAGGAGAATGGAATGATAATTAATAGTATAAACTTAGATGGTAAATTATATACTTTTGGTGAAGATTCTGGCCTTGAAATAGATATGTATGAAGGTAGAGAGATAACTGAATATAGTTGGACTGAATTATTACAAAAAATTTTAAATAATGATTTACTTGATTTAAGGGTGGGAGATTGGAAGTCTTTAACATTAAATAATGGTGAAGTAGTTGAAATGCAAATTGCGGGGATAGATACTTATTATGGCTCATATGCATACACTAGTAATGGTAATAATGCTAATTTGTATCATCATATTGATTGGATAAGTAAAAATTGTTTAAATTCTACTTATGTGTGGGATTCAACTGGTAAGAGTGCTGCAGGTACTAACCGCGATTCTATATTTCAACAAAAACAAGGAGCAACTGGAACTCCAATAATACAAGCAGATTTATGGTATGATTTAAATAATATATATACTACACTTTTGCCAGATGAAGTTCAACATATAATTCTTAATAAATATATTTATTCAGAAGTAGCAAGGTCTAAAGATATGATTGATTCAAAAACTACAGGTATTTTTAGTCCAGGCTATTTGTGGCTTCCCACTGAATGTGAGGTATTTGGATGTGCGCTTTGGGGAACGGATAAAATCTCAGATGTTCAGCAGACGCAATATCCTTTGTTTAAATTTAGACCTAGAACTAGATTAAAAAAGAGTAATGGTTCTCCTATTAGTTGGTGGCTTAATACGCCAGCAAGTGGAGATAATACTACAGTATGTTGTGTACACGCTAATGGGTATGCTTGTCATGAAGCAGCCGATACCTCATTAGGTGTGCCACTTTGCTTTAGAATTGGTGGTATGATATAAGGATAAAAGGAGTCTAATATGGAAACTTATGAACAAATAGAAAATTATAATTGTCAAATTCGTGCTCTTAAACAAGCTTTAGAAATGAGTGATTACAAAGCCATTAAGTATGCGGAAGGCGCTATTTCTGAAGAAGAATATGCAGAGGCAAAAAATATAAGAGCTAGCTATAGAGCTCAAATTAATAAGTTAGAGGCGGAAATCGCTGAACTACAAGCTACTCTTCCTCAAGTGGATGATGAAGAGTGGAAAAAATGGATAATAAATGAATAATATATACATTGTGCGTAGATTAATTTCTACGCACATTTTTTATTTTTGCAAGTCTTATTTAAATCCTATTTAGGATATTTTCTTAAAAAACTTTTCTAATGATAAAATTATAATCCCTTTAAAAATAAAATTAGCTACCTGCCAAATTTAAATGCGGTAAGAAATTTTAATGAAAATTTAGGACAACTTATTAAATTCCATTTATAGAAATTTTCATATAAATATGTCAAGAAGGACAAAAGAAATAAAAGGAGGAATTAATAAGTAAATGAATTATTATAATCCAGGCTATATGAATGGTTATCAGTATAATTATATGCCACAGCAACCGCAGATACAACAACAGCAATATTTAAATGGTAAAATAGTTGATAGCGCAGATGTTGTAAAAGCAACTGAAGTTCCTATAGGCGGGTATGGCGTATTTCCAAAAGCAGATTTAAGTGAAGTATATATTAAGTCATGGAATAATAATGGTACGACTAGTATTATTACATTTAAGCCTGCATCCCCCGAGCCAGCGCCCGCCGCACAAAACCTAAATGATATTTTATTACAAAAAATAGAGGGATTAGAAAATAAAATTGATTCCCTCTTGAAACCAAAAGACACAAAGAAAGTAGAGGTAGTTAAAAATGGCTTCTAATGTAAATCCCATGCAATTTATACAAATGGTAAAAGGATGCGGGAACCTGCAGAATTTTGTTATGAATGTACTACAACAGCAATCTCAAAATAATCCTATTGCTACTAATTTATTTAATTTAGCAAAAAATAATCAGACTGCTGAAATAGAGCAAGTTGCTCGAAATTTATGTAAAGAGCAAGGAAAAGATTTTGATAAAGAATTTAATGATTTCAAACGTATGTTTGGACTTTAAATAAATAAATATTTTATACAGGAGGAAAATGTATATGTTTAATTCAGGTGAAGGTTATAGTTTATCTGATATTGCAGCCGCTAGTAGAGAAGATGGCGGTGGATTTGGCGGAAGCGGTTCCGCTTGGTGGATAATTATCTTATTCTTATTTATGTTTATGGGATGGGGTAATAATGGATATGGTGCTAACTCTGCATCGGCGCAAGGCGCTTTGACAAGAGCAGACCTTTGTCAAGATATGAATTTCAATCAGCTTGAAAGTTCAGTAAGAGGAGTTCAGTCAGGTCTGTGTGATGGATTCTATGCCATGAATACTGGAATGTTAAATGGATTTGCGGATGGACAGCAGACTATGTGTGCGGGATTTAATGGTTTAACTAATACTTTAAATCAAAATACTAATGCAATCCAGCAAGAGATTACTAATGCTACTATTGCAAATATGCAAAACACTAATGCAATTCAGCAAGCAATTAATGGTACTGTTGTAGCTGGTATGCAAAATACCAATGCTCTTCAATCTCAAATGGCAGATTGTTGCTGCCGAAATGAATCCGGTCAGAAAGATATTGCGTTCCAGATTGCATCCAACACTTGCGACGTAAAGAATACAATCCAGAGCACAACAAGAGATATAATTGATAATCAGAATTGTGCAACAAGAAGTATCTTAGATTTCCTTGTTCAAGATAAACTTTCTACTTTACAAGCTGAAAATCAGAATCTTAAATTTGCAGCTAGTCAATGTGCACAAAACAATTATCTTGTTAACCAGTTAAGACCTGCTCCAATTCCTGCATACCAAGTAGCTAATCCCTATATCGGTTATGGATTAGGCTATGGATGTGATTGTGCAGTTTAAAGAAGGAGGATGAAAAACAATGGCTGAATATACAGCAAACGCTGTTCAAACAGTAGCCGCAAATCAAGATATATTATTTACCAATGAACCTATCGGCGGAAATTGTTCAATCTTACATAGAAGCGGCAGTGGGTTAGTGACCTTGCGCGGTCTCACACGCCAGTCCCGCGCAAGATATAAAGTATCCTTTAATGGAAATTTAGCTATTCCTACTACTGGTACTTCAGGAGCAATTTCTATCGCTATAGCTGAAAATGGAGAGGCCTTAGATAGTTCAATTATGACATCCACAACTACTACTGTAGGTCAATTTAATAATGTATCAAGCTCAGTATTTATAGACGTTCCTGCGGGATGCTGCTCTCAAATTACTATAAAAAATGTTAGTACTCAATCAATTAATATTCAAAATGCAAATTTATTGGTTGAAAGAGTCGCATAAGGAGGAACGCATGGAAAGATTAAGACATATTAAAAATACTTTAATAGATGCGGCGATGGCGCATATGAGCGATCTAAGGACAGTCGATACCGCTGAGTTAGGTGAAGTAATAGATATGATTAAAGACATAGAAGAAGCTATCTATTACTGTCATGTATCTAAAGCGATGGAATCAAAAGAAGAAGTAGAGTATCATACTCTGCCTTACATGGAACACGAGTCGCGCATGGAAAGTAAAGTGACAAAATAAAATTAGGGAGATAGTGTAAAAGCTATCTCCCATTTTTGTTTACCAAGCACTTTCTTCTGTTGATATTAAAGTAGAATCATAGATACAAATAGCATCACAAATATCATCATTAGCTTCAATTCCATATTTATTTTTTACATATTCAATATCTGCTTTTTTGAGTTCTTCTCTTTTTATACTGCGGCCGGTATGGATTCCTATTTTAGACCTCCAGGACGAAGGCTGGATATAGGTAATGTTGATCTTGGGGTTAATCTCATAGGCGGCAACCGCAATAACTCCTTGAAGCCAAGTTAATATTTTATAAGTATGAGCATTTTTATAATCGGTTCTTACTTCTTCTATTACAATTTCTTTAATATTATATTTATTTAAAATCTCTTTAATACCATCTCGCATGATAATAATTCTTTTTAAATTAGATGTACTTGTAGAAGTTATACATCCATAATCTATAATTTTACTTCCATCTCCAACGCACCAACCGCTAGATTTAGAAGAAAGATCCAATGTTAAAATCATTTATAAGCCTCCTTAACTTTACCTAGATTATACCACAAAATTTTTCAGTTGTCAAGGAGTTTTAGTAAAAAAATAAGAGTAACTAATTAAAGTTACTCTTATATATTTAAAATATTAATTGACTCCGGTTGAACCAAACCCTCCACTCCCGCGCTCTGTTTCATCCAAATCTTCTACAAGATTAAATTCAACTGGGATAAAAGGTAAAACTACTAATTGAGCAATTCTTTCTTTTGGCTCTATTGTTCTTACCTCTTCGCTATCATTATGTAAGGGTACAATCACACTACCTCGGTAATCTGCATCAATGACACCGACACAATTCGCTGGACGTAGGCCTTGTTTCGTAGCCAATCCACTACGTGCAAAGATAGCTCCAAAAGTATTTTCTGGTAGCGCAATAGCGATTCCCGCACTAATCTTTTCTGTAGAATGAGGGTTAATTTTTACAGGTTCATCAATAGCGGCATATAAATCATAACCTGCGCTATATTTGCTACCTCTTGAAGGAATATGTGCATTATCATCTGTTAATTTAATATTCATCTTCATTATGTTAAATCCTCCTAAAATGCACTTCCTGAAGTATTATAGCTAATAGAAGCGGAGCCTATAGGTTCACGTTCATCATCAAAAATCTTTGTGAGCGTGGTTCGGACCCACTCATCTTCGATTTCGCCCTTGACTTTGCGCTGCCTCTTTACAGAAGTATATTTAGCTAATTCAAAGTGATTATCTTTCTTAGCTTCTTCAATAAGTGCAGCCGCTTCTGCTTCATTATCTACTCTATAAGTTTCTTCAACCTTTAATAAATATTTTCCCATATCCTTTTATCTCCTTTTAATCTATACTATATTAATTTCAATTTTATTTTCATTGTATTTAGCTATTTCCGCCTCTTGAAGTTTTTTTGACAATCCGCGGATATATTGCTTAGGACCTACTAAATCTACTTTTGTAACATTATATTCATCAGTTAATGAAAAAATAGTATCATTAAGAGTATCAATAGTAGCAGTAGTATCTCCTAATTTATTACCATCTTCATAAACATAAAAATTTTGTTTCACATCAAATGGTCTAATCAATCCAACTATTTTACGACTCATAAGAACCTCCAATTTCTATGACACCTAAGTCATAAGGGAAAAGATAATAGCAAAAAGCTTCATCGTTGATACTTAGCCAGATTTCATAAGCATTTTTATCTTCGGTTAAATCAATACCAAGGATAATACCTCTATTCTCTAAGCATTCTTGAATGTCATTTCCACTTGTCGATATGGCAGCAATATCTTTTTCTAAGAAGTTAAATAATGTATAATCTCTTTGTTCATGGCATAATAACATGAAATAAGTATTATTACTTGTTTTGAAAAAGTTTTTTATTTCTTTTATTTTATCTTTAATTTCAAAAGGCTTGAGCGGTTTTTCATTCTGTATGACTAAGTTTTTATTTAATTGGTACATTGTACCTACAGCTATATCCTTAGATTCATTGTTACTCATTATCCTTATCTCCTTTATCTATTTTAACAAATTGTTTATCTTCTGTTACTTGATAGACATTCTGATTGCGGCTGCCGCGCAACCACAAGGATAAATCTTTTTCCTCTTGAACAAATTGTCCATCAATTAAATAATTTATATTAGAAAAAATGCAATCTAAATCTTTATCTTTTTCCTTTTGCAATTCAGCTAAAGTATATCCAGTCCATACGAAGATTTTAATATGCGGATATGCCATTCGCACTGCAGATATTATATCTTTTACTGCAGCTCTATTCTCTGGGCAGAGAGGCTCCCCGCCTAGAACAGAGAAATTTCTTATGATACCATTTTCTCCTATTGCTTTAATAATATCCCATTTTATTTCTTCTGATTCATAGCCACCATTAAAATCCCAAGTATCTTGATTAAAGCAACCCTTGCAGTGATGCGGACATCCTTGGGTAAAAAGAGATACACAAACTCCGATTCCATTTACTACATCATTTTTAATTAGTCCTGCTATTCTCATACTATTTCTTCTCCACCTAAATGAACGTATCGATCTTTAATTTCATTTGTTCTTCCATAGTTCCAAAAATGGGAGCCAATATATCCACACGTACGTCTTGCTACATTTAAAGTATTGTGATTGCGATTTCCGCAATTTGGGCAATACCATTCATTATTATCATCAATAAGAATTTCTCCATCGAAACCACACTCTTGGCAATAATCTGATTTTGTATTTAATTCCGCATACATAATATTGTCATAAATAAACTGAATTACAGTTAAAACTGCATTTATATTTTGTGTTAAATCTGCACATTCTATATAAGAAATTGCTCCGCCTGGACTGAGTTTTTGGAATTTTGCTTCTATTGATAATTTATCAAAAGGTGAAATCTTTTCAAAAACTGGGACATGGTAGCTATTAGTTATATAGTTTCTGTCTTTTCCATCGAGCTTAATAAAAACATCATCCCCAAATCTTTTCTTTAAGGACTGCGCAAATTTATATGTTGTAGATTCAATAGGAGAACCATATAAACTATAATCTATATCTTCCGCTTCTTTCCATTGATTACATTTATCATTTAAAGCTTGCATAACTTCAAGTCCAAATTTCTCTCCTTCTGCACCATCAGTATGAGAATGACCTGTCATATATTTAACACACTCATATAACCCTGCATAGCCTAAACTTGCAGTTGAATAGCCATGATGAATTAAATCAGTTAAACTTTCACCTTTATTTAGCCGTGCAAAGGCGCCATCCTGCCAAAGTATAGGTGCTACATCTGAAGTTACTTTTAATAATCTATCAATTCTTGCACGAAGTCCTTTGTGACATAATTCAGTTCTTTGTTCAAAGAGTTTCCAAAATGTGCGGAGGTTGCCTTTGGAACTTAAAGCTAGGTCTACAAGATTAATGGTAGTTACACCCATGTTAACAATTTTAAATTAGACTATCTCTTCACTTTTATAAGTGTTGCGCGCTTCGAGTAGTGATAAAATCTACTCTACTGGGCTACATTCATCACCCATAGTCGTTACACCTTTCTTTATATCTAAGGATTTACATAAATAATAATCAATAATATCATATCTTTGTTTAAACCAATTTCTAGTAAACACCCTTTTAATGCCACCATTTTTACAAGAATGTTCACTATATGTTATAAACTCTTTTGCTGGACAAAAAGTAACAGTTTCTTTTTTTTCTTTGTCATAGACGGTTAAAATCCAAGTATTACCTATTCTATGATTATTATTTTGGCAATCTTTTATATTCTGTTGTTGAGTTCCTAAATATAAATTATCTATATTATTATTAAGACTATTGTCATCTTTATGCAAGACAAATAAATTATTATCTATTTGTCCTATCCATGTTTCATATACAATTTTATGAATAGGATAATGCTTTTGTCCATTTCCAAAATTAATATCAATATAATAGTATTGTTTATTGCCAATGTTTTTTATTAATGGTTTTAATATCTTTTGAGAAAAATCTGAATAAATTTTTCCGTCTTTGCTACAATAATATTTTGTATCTTTAAATTGTTTATATGTAATTCCTTGTATAGATATTGTTTTCATATAAAAACTCCTTTTTAATTAGTTATTATATTTAAGACTTGGCACGGTATTGTCCTTTCGGCTTTCACCGTTAGCAAGCATATCGCTCACACCTTTTTTTCTTAAGTTCACGCAATTTTAAGTCGGCTTAACTTTCGGGTCAACCGACCATAATATTTTCCTTTTGTAGGATCATAATTAAGAGCCTTGGCATAATTTTCCGTACAACGGTCTGGCGTAAGGAACGAACGACATCCCATGCATCCATAGACATCGCCCTGTCCGAAACGGTTAACCTTATATTCTCGCATTTTCTTAGCTGAAATATAATCAGGAACCATTCTTTTTGCAGTGCATTGCGCTGCTAATTTAGTTAAATACCAATATTTAGAATTTTCTTTAATATTATTTTCATCTAATACATATAATAATTTAGGAAAAGCGGGAGTTACATACACACCTTTTTCATTTTTCATTCCTAAAATTCTTTGTTTTAAAAATTCTTCAATAAGAATAGCATTTTCTTTTTCGTATTCTGGGTTTTCACTAACCCACATTACAACAGAAAGAAAAGGAGCTTGTCCATTGGTTGTACTCATTGAATTAATTTGATAATTAAAAGTTTGAACAGCATCTTTTACTTCTCTTGCCAAATCTTCGTCTGCAAATTGCTGAGACTGCTTATCCTCTAACCCACGAGTAAGATATTTATTATAATGCTCTTTCCAGCTTGACCTTACGAAAGGAGCTAAATGTGCGAGCGTGATAGTAGAGCCACCATACTGTGAACTAGCCACCGCTGTTACGATTTGAGTAGCTACTGTAGTTGCAGTACCAATTCGATGCTGTGGATCTATTCTAACTCCATTAATTTTAGTACCATTTTGCAACATATCATCAAGATTTATTAGACAGCAATTAGTTAAGGCGTTCTGTGCCATATAATCCATATCATGCTGATGAATTATACCTTGGTCATGTGCTTCACATACGTCTTGCGGTAATAAAAATCTACGAGCAATATCTGTAGAAGCAATTCCCGCAATATAATCTCGTTGAGTTGTTACTACTTTTGCATCTTTATTAGAATTTTCTTCATTCCAATAAGTACTCTGTCCGCTTAAATATTCTAGTAATGTATGGTCTGTTAAATTACCTCTTGCGCGAGTTCTTTCATTACGATAGGTAATATAGGCTCTCGCTACGTTTTTTCTTTTTGTTGCCATAAGACCTTTTTCAACGTAGTCTTGTATCTCTTCTACATTGAGAATATGATCTGCATTTTCAACTTGCTCTTGAATGAAATTAGCTATATTACCGCTTTTAGTATAAGCATATTCATCAAGTTCCCCATCTACAGCTTTAAACGCAGCAAGCACCGCATTTATAATTTTATTTTGATTAAATTGCTGTAAAGAGCCATCTCTTTTTTTAATTACTATCATTAATTATCCTCCTAATTATTTCATTATTATTTTAAGGCTTATAATTATTATAAATTTTTTCTAATATAAATTAATTATTATTACCCAGGAGGGTAGTACTAATATACTCTGGGTGTGGAGTAGTAATAGTAATATTATTTTTATTGTTTTCTTGCAATTCCTTATATTTTTTTAAATACCAATCACTTTTTGCAATATCTTCTTCTTTGTTTTTATACAAAGCCCTGCTTCTATATTTCCAAGCATTAAGCTTACAAAAACTTTTTACTTCTTCTTCTCCGAAGAGAAGGAGCATTTCATCAATTGTTTCCATAGCCCCTTCTCTGCAATAGTGATTTGGATGATTTACAATATCATTTGTCATTGTTACTCTCCTTGTCCATATCTATTATGTTCTAATATCATTGTATCATTATTTACTTGTACAATTTTATACAATTGATGTGATTCAGTTTTTTGATAGGTTTTGGCTACAAATTGATTTTCTCTGCGGAAGCCCGTCACCATAATCTTGGTTCCACGCTTAAACCAACCTTCTTCTTTAACTTTTTTGCTACCATCCGCTTCTATTTCTGATATTCTGCGGTTATACATAGCATAATATTCTTTAGTAAAATTTACTGTTACTACACCACGAGTTGTTAAAATAGTTACTGATGATTTAGCATCGTCTTTACTAATTATCGTACCTATGATTTTGTATAACTTATAAATAGGAATTTCTTTTCCATTTCTCTTAAAGAAATAATCAACTTGAGGATCTTCAGGTAGGTTAAAGAAATCTATCACTCCGTATCTATATGTATTAATATTTATTAATTCATGCTCGTGATAATAAAAACATAATGCTTCCATTTCCCATGCTGATATAGTGCCTTCTGCGTACTTATCCCAAGATTCTTTAAATAAAAGATAATTAAACTCTTTAAGCACCGAATCTTGGTTATTTGTCAACCAAGCCCTGGCCGCATCCATTTCTTTCTGATATATCTTTTCCCAATTAGATTGTAAAATACAAGTATAACCATTAATTACTTGTAATAATTCCATATTAAAGAATTGAGAATAAAATCTATCACAAGCTTCGTCAAATACATAATATTTTCCTACTTTTTTATTTTTCTTTAAGTAATCATTAAATATATATATTCGCTTTGTGAAAGTTAAATCTTCTGGCACTAAATTTCTTTGTATTAAACCATTAAAGTTTTGTAAAGTTAATTTTTTCTTAGGCTCACTAACTTTTAAAATATAATAAATCATAATTAAAACTCTAGGTTCAATATTTAACTCTTTTGCCCATTGCTCCTCAAGGTTATCAAAGCTTCCCGCTTTAATAAGAGAAATCATAGCGGTTTTATTTAATGGACAACGATTTAAAAAGTCAATAAAACTTTTATAAGGGCGGCCCGCAATAATTTTATTAATAACATCTGTATTAATACCACTTAATGCTTTTAAACCAAACAAGATTTGATTATTCTCTACATCAGGTTCAAAACTAAAATTAGATTTATTAATATCTACTAAAGTTACTTTAATTCCTCTTGAAATAATATCCCCTAGTGCTTTTGCAGTTTTTGCATAGTCAGTAGTACCATTATCTTCTAAAGAACCACTATTGCTAATTAAACAAGCACAACTCCAAAAAATAATTGGATATTTATATGCTAAATTCATCTCTTGTAAGGCTACTAAAGAATATGCAAGACAATGCGATCTATTAAAAGAATATCCACGCTGTACTTTAAGCAGTACATCCCACACATAATGTGCCAATTTTTCTGAACAATTGTTCTTTTTAATGTTTTCATAAAATATATCTTCGCATTCTTGGAATAGCTTACCTTGCTTTTTTGCAATACCTTTTCTACATTTATCTGCAAAAGTTAAGGTATTTCCGCCTAATCTAGGTTCTTGGACTAATGACATTAGCCCCTCTTGTGACTCACAGATCCCGTCTGTAATGGCAGAATGGCTAGATAACCAATCTATTTCTTCTTGACTTAATCCATAATTTCGCATTTCTTTTAACCACAAATTGATATTTTTACGATATTTAGACCAAGTTACCAAAGGGGTATCGCTATTCTTATCTGGCGCCATTAGTCTGATAACTGAATTTAAAACACTAAGGTCGTTAACACTTTTTGGCTTGGCTAAAGCTATACCTTGAATACCACTTTGCTGTTCCATCTGAAATAATGATAAAATTTTATGTTCCCACACCATTTTCCACATATCTTCAGATGTTCTATCTAATTTATAAATACCTATAATTTTTTCGTATGTTTCACGTAAAGTAGCTTCTCTTGTTTCATATCCATAATTGCAAATTAAATCAAGACAGACATGAAGTTTATCCATAGCCTCGACTGAGAGCGCATCATACTTGATAAGGCTCACGGCCTCTGCGTCATGAAGATCAAATTGAGTACAGATTGTACCATCCGGCGCTCGCATTAATCCAGTAGATAAGGTAAAGGGTTCATCCACGAAGATAACACCACCCGCATGAATACCTGTTCCGCATATTAACCCTTCTATTTTTTGAGCTACTTGCCACAGTTCTTGGTAATCTGTATCCATAGCTTGAACAAAGGCGGTAACTGGTTTAAAATCTTTTTCGGGATTACCATAATATACTTCTGATAAACTTCTTATTTGACCTCTATCTGCGGGAATGAGACTTGCTAAATACTGTGCCTCATCATTATCTATACCTAAGCCTCTTGCTGCAGTTAATATAGCAGATTTAGTTTTTTCTGTTCTAAAAGTAATTACATTTGATACTCTATCTTCACCATAAAATTCTCTAAATTTTGATAAAACTTGTGCTCTTTTACTACCTTCTATATCAAAATCAATATCAAGAACAGATACACGTTCTGGGTTCAAAACACTTTTTCCATTGTCACCAATGGAGCTGACTATCTCTTACTCTCCTTTATAAAATATTTCCAAACCTAAATACTTTTTATTATTTTTAATCCTATTACATATTTCTTGCCTTACTATTGTAGGATTTATCATTTTTGTGTATTTATTTTTAATTAACCATTCAGCAGCTTCTCTTGTCGTTTCAAAATTATGTTTGTTATTTTCTTTATCTATTATAATTAATGGTTTTGATTGTTGCTGTCCTGGGGTAAATCGTTTAACTCCATTTTCATTCAATATTCTATCTATAGTTGAATGATCACAGCCAATTTCTAATGCTACCTTCCGAGCAGATTTTAATCTCATATATTTTTTATAATATCATCTATATCCCAATTATATAATTGAGTAGCTCTTCCGCCCAAGGTGCTATTGTAACCATTAAAATAACTATCATAATATTCTATCCAATATTTTTCTCTTTCATTTAAATATTCATTATCAATTTCTTCAATTTCTTCACATTTAAAGTTATTAATACCATATTTATTAAATGCTTTATATAAAATAATTTGAGAAAAGTACTCTTTATTACTATTATTTTTATGTTGTTGAAATCTTTTTTTCAACTGTTTTAATAGTTTGCCCTATGTAAACTTTTTGGTTAATTAAATTTGTAATTTTATAAATATGTCCCATTTATTTTCTCCTTTCGGTTTAAAAGAAAATAAAGGAGAGTCCTCGCGCTTCGAATAGTGATAAAATCTATTCTACTTCCTTACACTCATCAGGAATAGTCGATACACTCCTTACTTTCACTTGTTTTTCCAATGAAAAGTAAAAAAGCACGGTATTGAGTTTAATTAAAACTGTCCACCGTTAGCAAAATTAATTTTAATAATTTCACACCGCTTTTTCTTGCGTTCACGAGGTTTTTTGTAGGCATGTCACCATGCCTAGGAGACCTTTAAACCCTATGGGTTAATCTCCAACTATAAGTTTTAGTTTCTTCTCTTAAAGGATTAATTTGTGTAATACCTAAACAATATAAAAGAATAAAACCTACACCTGAGCCTCTTCCTGGGCCTACTATAGAATTTGCTTCCCAACATAAATCTATAATCTTTTGAAGATTAAGATAATAGGCTGACCAATGTGCTTTATTTACGTTAGAAGATACCCAAGTCATTTGCAGATTGCTATTAATTTCATTATAAGCTTCTTGATTTTGTAAATCTTCATGTTTATTAATACCTACTATTATTGCTTTAACTAATTTTTTATCTCCGTCGAAAGAAGAATTATTAAAAGTTTCTAACATAGGAATTTTATCTATCCATTCTTGAGTTAAAGAAATATTACTATAATCATTCCATTTAAGACTAGGAATTTTTAAAGGTTTTAAAATAGAATAATCTTCACATAAATTTTGAATTTTTGTAATATTACTATAAGCCCTATCTAATTCCTCTCTTGTTAAATCTAAATGAGATTCTAATTCTTCTGTGTTCATTAAATAAGTTGTAGCATAAAATGAATCTACTTCTCTATCTCCATCTTGGGCATGAAGAAAAGCTTTATGAATATTTTTATCTTCTTTTTGTAAATAATGAGAATCTGTAGTAATAATATAATCTATATTTAATAAATTAGATATTTCTATTAATTTTCTATTTACATATGTTTGCTCTTTTGAAGCAGAAGGCTGTAATTCTAAATAAAAATAATCTTTCCCGCCAAAAGTGTTACATATTAATTGACACCAATTTAAGATTTTATTCCATAAATCTGTGTCTTGCTCTTGAGTATCTCTATATTTTAAAAGTTGAGTTGCAAGCATACCACCAAGGCAAGCGCTAGAACCAATAACATGGCCTGGCTTCTTTCCTATAATTTCTACTATATCTTGATAATAAGTAGGAACTCTTCTTAAGCCTCTACTCACATAACTTCTCATCCAAGCTCTAGTAGATAATTCACAAATTTGTTGATAGCCTTGCAAATCTTTAGCTAAAAGAATAAAATGATAATATTTATCTTCTCCCGCTACATAATTTTCATTATTTAAACCATCTCTACATAAATAAATCTCATTACCCATTATAACTTTTAATGGAATATTTTTCTCTTTAATTTTATTATATATTTTTTCTACTCTCACTGCAGATGCTATAGTTTCATGGTCTGTAACTGCTATAACTGAATGATTTAATTCTATTGCTTTATTAATTAAATCTTCCTCTTTAATAATACAATCCCGAATCCTGAAATTCGACATCTGGGTATGATTATGTAAACTACCTGGATAATTCATTTTTACTCCTTAGTATGGATTCTAATATTTGAATATAATCTAAATTATCTGCCCAAAAACCGATTTTATCATTTACAAGTTCCCAACATTCATTTATCCATGCTCTTTCAAAAGCATTGTCAGATATAAACATACTTTTTATATACGGATAACTTTCCATTTCATCAGCATAAGGATTATTAATTCCCCACCAATAGGACTTTGAATAGTTTTTATTTTCTACGTTTATATTGTTGATAAGATTTAATAACTGTTCTTTTTTGGAATACATATTATTTATACCCCTTTTTCTTTTCTATATATATTATAACATAATTTTTATAAAAAGTCAAAAAAGAGTGACAAGCACTCTTTCTTTTCAAATTTTCTAACTAAAAATAGATTTAGTTTTATTAGAATTAAAAATTTATTTATCATTTTCTTTATCAACTTCATCAAAAATAAATCAACTGCTTCACATATTTCAAAAGAAGAATTGAAAAAATTTCTTCTGCCTCATCACATATTAAAAATTCAATATAATTATTAAATAAATCCATTTCAGCAATTAATTTAATATCAGTATTTTTATTATTCATTAAAGTGTAAATTGGTTTATAAAATACCATAAAATTTTTAGCTTCATTTCTTGTTTTTGGATTCCGTATGTCGTGTGTCATATCTACTACCTCACTAAAACAAGCTTCTCTGCGCTACGAGTTGCAGCTGTGTATAGCCACCGGGCGTGTTCAATTTTATCAAATGGAAAAGACTCTTCTATGACTAAAACTTTATCAAATTCGCTGCCTTGTGCTTTATGAGCCGTAATCGCATACCCATACGCAAACTGCCTAGGTATGATATCCCCTATTTTATTTCTTAATTTACCAAGAGCATAAGATTCTCTCCAATCAAGACAAGGTTCTCCAGTTTGTATCATTTTTTTATCCATGTCAACAGAATGAAAAGTTGTTCCATCTTCTGTAATAAACTCTCCACAAATTATATTCATGCGATGATTTTTCATTTTTATATATTGTGGAGCCATAGTATAGGTTTCAAAAGGATTTTGAATAATACCTGTTGTTCCATTTACTAGTGCAGATTCTCCATCTTCAGATAAATCTTCCCAATAATTAGATAAGCAAATCATGCGTTCGCCCGTTTGCGGCAGCCCGCTATAACCAAGCAGTTCGCGCATTTGATCATTTAATGCTCTTCTTTTGCTATTAGTAGCGCAAATAATTTGATCTGCCCAAGTCATATGCCCAGTAACTAATTCACTAGGAGGAATCACTAAAATATCTTTCCCTTGAAAATAGTCTATGACTTCACCTTCACGTATTTTCATAGTAAGTTGAATAATTTCAGATTCTGCAGCTTGGCGCATAATCTCAGATAGGAATACATGAGGCTTGTCTAGTAGATGATTATCATCCTTTTTAGAGATCGGGCCTAGCTGAAATGGATCGCCTAAGAAAATTACATAAACATTGTAACTCAATAATAAATCTATCATTTCAGTAGGAACCATTGATACCTCATCTACAACAACAATAGTAAAGTCCAATGAAACTTTAGGTTTGCGATAGAAACCTCCATCCGGGCGAGGGAAACTATCATACAATAATTTATGTAAAGTCATAGCATTTGGATTACCCTTTTTGCGTAATACTTCTGCTGCTTTACCTGTATATGTTGCATAAGCTACTTTTCTTTCTTCTACATCCAATGCCTCAATGATAAAACGAACTAGAGTTGATTTCCCGGTTCCTGCTTTTAGGCATAGCCAGAGATAACAGTAAACTTTTTATTGTTTCTGTATCTGGCTATAGCAATTTTCAAACCTTCTTCTTGTTTTTTAGTCAATTTCATCAGGTTCTACTTCCTCCTTTTCTTTTTTTCTATAAATATTATATCACAAAATTATATAAAAATCAAATAAGTAAAAATGGGTTTGAAAAAATCCAAACCCCTATTTTGAATCTGAATGTCGGATGTTTACCCTCCAAGCAGTTAAAAGAAATATTTACTAGAGTCAACAATTTCATACTCTGTTATAAAAATCTGCGGAGACACATTTCCATTCCATTCATTTAGATGGCATTTGCCTACACAATTTATTTTTACATAGCCTGTATTATTTGTCTGCAACTTATCACAATCTTTTTCTGTTGCATTAAATAACATTAAAGTTACATTATTATTTAGTTGAATTTTAATTGTTATACTTGATTTATTATAAATAGTTACCATTTCCGGTACTATAGTTAAATTCTCAATAGCAACGATGCTTTCTGATAGATCCTTCCCCCAATAGCAATCCATAGAGGCTATATCTAATATATTTTGAGGATTTACATTATTTCCATTATAAATATAATCAACATAATATAATGCTTCGGAAGGCATATCTTTTAATGCTTCATCTGTTGCGGAAATGAATTTATTTATGTTTTCTTCGGGGATGTTTAGCCCGAAGGCTCCTTCATGACCCGCGGCTAGACTCGTCAACCCAGTTCCCGCGCAGATACTCTTAAAATTAGTAATACCAACTATATCACATCCTCTTGCAGAACCTTGATATGATATATTAGTATACATTTCTGCAATTACTTTATCATTATTAGGAAACTCTACCTTACTAATTTCTTCCACTCTTGTAAGAATAGCACAAGGTCTTTGATAAAGTGAAGCTACCTTATTTGCGCATAATCCCGCAATATTTTTGTCTATTTGTCCAGGTTCAAGCAAGAATAATAATACTTTATGTTCAAGCATATTATCTTCTATAATTTTATTCTCTAAAAGTTCCATCCCTGCATCTTGAGCTCTTGATTGTCTATTCTTCACATTGGTACAAGTTCTTACAGCTTGCTCTACTAATTTTTCTTGTTCTCCTGGTAAATGCCCTCTTTTGGTAGATGGAATTAAATTAAAAGCCTTAAAAGCTAACATCGACTCAAAAATTAATTCTTTTTCCTCTTGGGTTCCACTACGCACAATAGCATTAACTAGAGGTGCAATATAAAAAGCTGCGCCCCATGATGTGATGTGGTCACCTAATTTAAATTGATTCTTTTGCCACATATAATAAATAAAAGGATTATGAATATTCTCAGGTTCAAAGCCTTTATTTATTAAATGTTTTGTTTCTATTGATTGCAAAGATTGCATATCTGCAGTGTTGCCAAGAGCTACCAAGTCAAGATATTGATTTGCATAATCAGTGTTTAAAAGGCTATCTAAATATCTACATAATTGCCAAGTAACTCCCACTCCGCTCAATTCTTTATTAGGATAATCGCTATTTTGATTATTTATTACAATCCCGCAAGTGATTTCTGCATCTACGATATGATGATCTAAACAAACTGTAGTAATCCCATTTTCATATAATTTCTGATGAAATTCTACATCATTAGAACCTGCATCTGGAAGAATCACCAACTTAAAATCATCTGTATAGGCTTGCTCATAACAATCATTTAAACCATGCTGTTTTCCTTCGTGGATATACCATGTTAAATAATGTTTAGTCCAAGCGGGAAATAAAGTATAAAGATAATTAATAAGAAGGGCAGCGGAAGTAAAACCGTCGCAATCACTGTCTACAATGATTAAGGCCTTTAAATTATACTTGACTGCGGTAATAATAGAGGCCGCCGCATTTTTCATATTTTCTTCACCAAAAGCTAAAGGTGAATTAATATCGGCATCTGTTGTATTTATATAATGATACAAATTATTATATTCAATCCCTCTATTGGTTAATACCTGTTCTAACGCAGAGTAATTAGGATTAATCTCTTTAATTAATTTATATTTCATTTACTTATCTCCAAATGTATTTCTTGGTTGCATTGAGGACAAATAATATATTTTACATCATTGATAATATCCATACAAACTATAGTTCTAGTTCGGAGAATATCCTCATCTTCATATGTTAGCACCGCTCCACATGAATTACAAGTTATTTGATGTTTTGTTCCTCTTTTAATAATTGTTATCATATTTATTTTACCTTAAATTATTCTATAAAATCTACTGTTCCATATGAAACGCAATCACAAATAGCAACAGGAATACCTTTATATCGTTTTATTGCTATACCATCAAAATTATTAAATGTCTTTAGCACCAAGTCTGTGCTCATATCTTTACTCATAACTAAATATTTAGGTAAACGATTATATTTAGTTTTAAATTCATCAATTTCTTTATCAAGTTTCTTAATATCAATTGTTGTAAAATCTTGAACTAACATATTACAAATATATCCTTTCTTTAAATAATTTTAAAAACACATCTTTACCTTTGTCAATGGGAGCATCTTTATAGTCTAAATATTCTCCTTTTTTATCATAAACGAAGCTTAAATTATATAAAGCACCATATTTTTTCTGATAGTTATAAAATTTTTGAACATATTGCTTTTTATCATCTTTTTCGCCCTCTCTATCAAAAGCAATAATAATTTCTTCTGCGCCTACAGATTTTAATAATCCTAGTTGATAACTGATTATTGTCTGTCCGCAGCAAGCAACTGTAATATCATTTTCCTCTCCAAAGTAACTCGCATAAAGCATTGTTGATTTTTCTGACTCAAAAATAATAGCTTTTTTAATAAGCTTAATATTATCTTTACTATTATTTAAATTATATAAATTAAAAGAAAGCGGGTGGCGGTATAGTGTCCCGTTAAGCTTGGCTGGGAGATACTTACCCCATTGTTCATTTTCTTTTATTAGAGTTCGCTCTCTAATTCCAACTAAGTTATTATTTATATCATAATGCGGAATTACTATACCTTCATTAACGGGATCATAAGAAATCCCTCTACGTTTTATTATTTCTGTAGAAATACCCTCTTGTTCCCAGGGTAATATCCTGGGCTTTGGCAAAAAATTAAGTATCCTATCATTATAAAATTTTAACTCTATTTTCTGGTCATTATTTTGAGATTCTTGAATTTTACTATAGTTCTTAAAGTAATTCCAATCTTCAAGAGATACTTCTTCAAAAGGTTCAAAAACATTAAAATCATAACCAAAATATGAAGCTACATAGGCAATAGCTTTTGGTAAAGGCCATTCAATATTTTCTTGAATAGATTTTTGTTTTTGCACTAAACTAAAAATATCAAATGTTTCGCCGCATGATGTGAAGCACCGGAACAGGTGTGTATTGTTGTAGTAATAAAGCTTATAAGAACCCTCACCTGGTTTATTATGACATATCGTTTGAGATATGAAATAATTTTCTTTAATAGGTTGCGGGTTCCCGCCCAATTCCGCCACTAAATCATGTATTTGTTCTATTGTTAATTCTTCTTTTAATTTATCTTTGTCTATTTTCATTTTACTTCTAGCTTCTCAAAAATTAATGTGTTAAAAAGAAAATTTTTGCAAATATAAATACTTGCAAAACTAACTCCTTTTTGAACCTCTTTCATTTCTTTGTCTTTATAAAAATTAATTCTTTTATCAAAAATTAATACTTCACAATCTTTTATATAATCAAATCGCTTTTGTCCTTGTAAAGTAGGTAAAGGCAATAGCATCGCATAAGGCTTATGTAATTCATCTAATCTTTTTAAAATATCATCTTTAATACTAAAAGGTGGATTAGAAATAATAACATCATAATGTTCCGGCTCATATTCAAAGAAATTTTGTCCATTATTAATATGCGTAGCTATTACGTTATATCCAGCCTCTTTAAATGTTTTTACATACCAGCTATCTTCTTCATCAAAAGGACACCAAATAGTTATATCCTTTCTACTTAGAATATTAGCATCATGTAACCAATTATCTAAATGTTTTATTAAAGGTGTAACTGCATATTGCGGAGTGTATACTTCATCTGAAGCTTTATCTGTTTTAGCAGTTAAATATCCTACATTTAATGCCATAGTTTCCTCCTTAAAAAGCACTTGCTTGAATTGCGGGTTTTATATTTATTTTTGTATCTTCCATTTCAATAAATTCATAATTGTAATCAGTGGCAAATAAAGGAATAATTTTACAAGTACCTTTATTACTTTTGCACCATAAGAAAAGGTTATTATATTTTCCTCGTCTATTTTTATAAATTGATATTTTCATATCGGGAACTTCAAAAGTTTTACTATCAAGGATTGGTTGAAGTGATTCTATATCTTCGCTTGTGGCTTTCAGCATAATGGCCCCTATATCAATTTTGTCTGCAATTGCTTTGGCGCCTCTAAGCAAGTTTTGATCCGGAATTTTCTCTTCCTTCCAACTCGTTTAATCCTTACATTTCTATAAGGAACTGACTATCTCTTAAAGTTATAAAATTTTTTATAACTTAAAACCTATTTCGGTTCTCATGCACTTCGTTTCCTAAAATGCAGACGCATCTCAGCTAGCGTCCCTACTCCCCAGCTTGTTTCAGACTTTGGGGATAGTCGATACATGGCTCAATCCATTTTTTGATTGACTTTTTATAAATTGGCAAATTTTTATATGATTCTCCATAAATTATAGCTTTTATAGCAGAATTGGTAGCAATGTGATTATATTGCGGATAAAGTTGATTTGGAGTTTGACCTTCTGCATACTTTTTTCTTATTTCCATAACTTGCTCATCAGTAAATTTAGCTTTTTTATTTTTTGAGCCTTTTATTCCAACTGACATAATTCTTATTGGATATGACTCATTTTCTTCGGACCAAATTTTACCTTGATTAATCATTGATAAAGTAGACTTTGAAACAAAAGGAAATTTATCATTTATTTCGGTTAGGGTTAAATCAGTTTCTTTTAAAAGTTTTTTTATTTCATTAACTTCTTTTTGATTAAGTTTTGCTTGGCTGTGATTTTCTCCTTTTAATGCAAAACTTTCTTGTCCGCCCAAACCTATATTATAGCCTTTTTCTTTATTTGTTGAATTATAATAATGAATCCAAAATCTTTCTTTATCATCTAACTCTTCTTTTAAGCACTCTTCTAAAATACTTAAAGAAAAATTACTTATACCATATTTCTGCATTGCTAAGTGTATTGGAGTATTAATATCTCTTTTATTTTTTAAAGAATATTTTTCAGGCTGTCCAGATCTTAAATGCTCTGAATATCTTCTTTCAATATTAATACTTTGTCCCACGTAAACTTTACCATTTACATTATTTGTTATTAAATAAATTCCAATCATATTTTTCTCCTTATTATGACAATGCAAAATATCATAATAAATCGAATGGATTGCATCACACGGGATTCTCATGGTAAATTGCATTTAGTTATTTACTGTACAATATACTTTAAAGTTCCCCGTTAGCATTTAATAAACTTTGTCCAAAAATTTATTAAATACCCCTAGTGAGTTCTAGGATAAGGTTTTATTGGCAGTTACTTTTTCCTACCATTTAACTGCGTAGAAGAGAGAATAAACACTCCATAATCATTAGCTAAATCTTTAAGTCTAACACTAATTAAAAATAAAATATTATCCTCGCGGAGACCGGATACCTTTGATTTGGAGGATATTTCTGAAAGAATTTTCATACTTGTGTGCAGATAATCCAAACACAAGTAACGCACACCATGCTCATGAATCCCACGTTTTAATGTATTCTCAATATCTTGCAAAGAAAAATCATGTAACTCTTGAATATAAATGGGAGATTTTTGCAAGATATTAGAAGCTTTTACCACGCGCTCCCATTCTCCTTCATAATATTCTCCCGTCAAAATATGCTCTTCATCTACATCTGATATAAAAGCTATCATCATAGTTTGAATTTCATTTATCTCTTGTTCTGTTGTAATATATAAAGTAGGTTCTTTAGAACCATTCTCTACCCATTTATGTTCTTTATAATCATATAACTCACTGCAGGCAAAGTTACACGCGTCCGCTATCATTGCTCTCGTTTTGCCGAGGCCCGAGGGGGCCGAACGTAGGTAGAACTTTTTTAACCGAGCCCCGCGCGTGATAGTATTAATAAGAGGACCAAACATTGGATATCCATACTCTGGATTCTTTTTAAAAGATTCTATTAACTCTAATACATTTTCACCAGCTTGCGCAGATTGTTCATTATAATCATCTGCATATTTCATTTTAATAGCAGATATCTTAGAATCTATGGTTTCCGCAATCTGTTCTAATGAAGTATTATCTAGCCATTCTTCTTGAGTTTGCTTCTTTTTAGTATCTAAAATGTTATCATTATCATACAACCAAGAGAGGTCTAAACCTATTTTTTGATACATTCTAAATAAAGTCATTTTCTTCATTCGACTATAATAATAATCAAAAGTAGCTAATTGAGTAACTTCCGCAAGTTTATTTAAATATTCAGTTCCTTTGTTCGCTTTATAAATTGCCATCTTTTTTGGGCGTTGCTCTAAGTAATCTTCTATTGTGCTAATAGTAATTTCTTTAGCCCCAAGATTATGTAAATTATAAATAGAACCAAAAATAATTTTATGAAACTCTTGCGGAAAATCTTCTTCATAAAAATTATATTTTTCATTATCCAATAGTAAAGGATTAAGAAAAATTGAGCCTATTACATTTATTATTGCTGTTGTATCTATATATTTAGACATTATCTTCCTCTTCCTCTAAGTTAAATAATTTTATTTTAAATAATTTTGGTTGCGGAGGTGGAATTTCCACTTCCTTAACTTTAGTATGATAGTTTTGAATATCTTTATTTTCATTTGCTAATTTCGCTAAATATAAAGCATAATAGTATTGGCAAGCTTGTTGATAGATATAAGGTACGATCCCCAGTCCGCCATTAGCTTTCTCTATTGAATTGCCTTTTACCTCATACCAATAAATTAAAGTTTTTAATATTCCACTATACGTAAAATTATATTGTTCTTTATATTCTTTTAATTGCTTCCGCACTCTTGCATTTACATATTCTTCATCAAATAAATTCTTGATATATTTTTCTAATGCTTCTAAGTCTTTTTCTTCTTGACTTTTATTTTTTTCATGTTCTTCTGCACATTTTTTATGTGCATATCTACGTGCGGAAACCTGTGTTGTAGGCTCCTTATCTCGGTTAAACTTCTCACCGCAATAAGGACAGATTACATAATGTGCTGTTGCCATATTACACCTCTTTTTAATTTCTATATATATTATAACATAAATTTTATTAAAAGTCAAACTATATAATTAAAAATTGGACAAAGACTTTTACGTCCTTGCCCAACAATATTATGAATTTAATTTAATAATTTCTTTTAATTCCTCTACAATAAGAGAGAGTGCTTCAACCTGATTTGAATTACATTCTCCTACTTTTTTACCCTTTCCAAGATATTTATCTGTAAGCTGAACAATTTTAGGTGCCCAAAATTTTCCAAAGTGTTCTTGTTCTGCTTCAGTTCCATCACTAGAACCTGGAATTGAGCCTATTAAACTATCAAATTCTTCTTTTAAACTATTAAAATCTAATTCTGCAACAGTATTTAATTTTTGTTGTTCTGCAAAAGTAGCAATAACAACATTGTCATTTTCTTTCTTTTTGTCAATACCAGTTTGAATAGCTTGTGCTAAATTCTCAGCTGTAAATTCTTTAATAAAAGTAGGCGTATATTCTATTCTAGCTCTTGCAAAAAATTCTTTTGTCTGAGCCAAATATCCAGAAGATTTTATAACTCTTCCTTCTGAATCAACGCCATTGCTTTTTAAATACACTACATAATCGCACTTATCAATAATAGGATTCATGCATCGTTTATCTCCTTTAGGAGATATAAAACCTGTTTGTGTATTAACCTGTTCGTGTGCAATAAAAACAACTGTGTAACCTGCGCTAACCAGTAAATTTATTTGACGAAAATACTCTTTTTCATATAATTGATAAAGATTATGTTTACTATCTCCATCTGCCATAGTTAAAGCTCCATCTCCATACGTAGAGCAAACATAATCTTGACAATAAATTGAAGAAGCATAAACTTCATCTATAATAATAGTATGATACATTTCCTTAGCTTTATCTTTAGACCTAGGATCTGTAAACTGCTTAATAACGCTTTTAAAATCAGACCATCTTGTTATTGGAGCATAAGGTATACCATCAATACCATTTAATCCCATTTCACAAGCAACAACAAAAGGTTTCTCAAAACGAGTTGCTTGATAAGATTTTCCTAAGTTATTGCCTCCATATATTAAAATAACTTTTCCTTCTAATCCATTAGCGATTACAGAATGGGGGGCATTAAAAATATCTATAGCCATGTTTAATTCTCCTTATTTTAAAATTTAATTATTATAAGGGAGTTACCCCTTTATAATTTATTAAAAGTTAAATCCACCTGCTGCAACCTGAGAAGGAGTTACTGTTGACGCAGAACTAGAACCGCCTGCTGCAACCTGAGCTTTCCACTCTTCTGCCTTCTTTTTTACCTCTGCGAGGTAAACTTCTCTATCCTGCATAGCTTTTGTCACTTCATCAGCGGTAAGTACACTTTCATCACCATAATCATAAGTAACTCTTGGTGAACCCGTTACTTCCCATTCCTTGGTTTTCTTAGGATACTTCTGAACTGAAGGTTCTCCAAAAGCAGAATCTTCTTCCTTTGTAATATAAGTAGTGGTGGAATTGATCTTACCCCATACCTTAGTAAACATTGGTTCTGAAGGAGAGATACCCGCATTTTCAAAATAATTCATACCAGCTTTATTTCTAACTGTAAATTCTACTGGAAGAAGTGCTTTTTTAAAATTAAAGATAGCACCACGAATAACTACATAATCTTCTTTAATATTTTTTTCTTCATTAGCTTCTACTGTTTTTACAGAAGTAATAAGCATATCTGCAGAAAATTCATTTCTTTTATTTTCCTCTCCTAAGTCAGATACAATATTAAGGAAGCCACCTTCATTTCTTTTTGCAGAAACTAATTCATTGTTGTTATTATAAAAATCATTTAAATCTATTGAAGGAGTAGCTTTAACTTTAATAGCTTCATCCTTACCTACTTCAAGCCAAGTCTTATTTTCACTAATAATTTTCTTCAAAGCATTGAAAGTTTGATTTACGGCACCTTTACTTGTAGTTGGTGTAACATAAGTATAATGAACCTGTACTACATTTAAACCTTCTTCATCTGTCGCAATATCAAGATTACCAGAAATAAACTCTTTTCCATAATTTGAAGAAGCTTGATTCTGTACTGTCTTAACTGTTAATTCATGCTGATAAACTCTACCTATAATATTTTCTACGTTAATCATTTTCTTCATAAAAACATTTTCTCCTTAAATACATTATTCTTCAATATTTACATTACTTAAATCTTTTGTAGTACCCTTATCAGTTAGACCGTAAGTAATTGGTTCTAATGTAAGTTTTTCAACAAAACCTTCAGTAATTAATTTTCTCATTGAACTAGATACAGAACGAGAAGAGGTAAATAGACCTTCCGCAATTTCTTTTGAAGTAAAACTCTTATTTGCTTCGTTCTCTTGCATATACTTTAATATCTTTGCACCACTCTCTGTAAGTTCAACTTTTTCTTTTGGCGCAGCACTATTTTTTAATTCTTCAAAATACTCTAGTGCCATTTTATCTAATTCTGTAGTGTCAAGAGGGTTAAGTAATTCTTCTACCATTTTAATAAAAGCTTCTTTTTTAGTCATAATTTATTTTTACCATTCCTTATTTATTATACTTATATTATAACATAAAAAATTATAAAAATCAAATAAAATTATTATGTAGCTTTTTTAGGTTTTCTACCACAACTCTTAGCCTCAGAACAATAGCCAAATAATTCACATTTAGGTTTAAACTCTTGTTCAATAATTACTTTCCATTCATCAGAATATTCTTTTAATGCGTTGATTATATCATTCATTAATTGACGAAATTCCCAATAGGCTCTTGAACAAAGTCTTTGGTGAGACATATCTATCAACTGGCGGAGGTTAGTTCTAATCACAACATCTGTTGTCATACCAAGAGGCAAAAGATTTGCTACATCCTCCCTAGGTATACCAATACTATTAAGTAAAACACTAGAGCGCTGGATTTGCTCCATGCAATCTTGATAAATTTCTTTTGCTTCATCATTATTCTCAATAGAAGATGGAATGATATAATCAAAAGCACTATAATCAAGATATCTTGTGCTTGCTTGTAGTCTAGTAGGTGCTCCGCCTATGTGTGTATACAATTCGCGGATAACCCTTGTGGAATATCCTTTTAAAATTAAATACACTTGCGGGAACTCGCTTACGCGCCCATGACCGCTTTCTAAACAGCTAAGTCCGCGCTTGTAATTTTTATCTTTATCTGAACTATCTGCGCCCCAACAAACTCCCGCTTCTTTTCCCATTAATTGGAGAGGATGTCTTGTTGTGTCTACTTGTATAATTACTTTTCCCATTTTATTTATTCCCTATAGTTGAATTATAGCCAAAATTATAACTATCATACAACCCAATATAATATTTTTCTTTTTCATTTAATTGCTCTCTTGGGCACTCTTCTAATAGCTCCCAAGAAAAAGACCATAAACCATACTCTTGCATGGCTTTATATAGTTTATTATTTGCGGGGGTATCGATGCCCAATCCGCACTTAGCATGGTCTGTCCACCTAGACGCGGTATTCGTTGCCTGACCGATGTAGCACTCGCCCGTCTCAACATTGGTTATTTTATAGATGCCAGTCTTTTCATTAGTACCTAGTACATTTGCACATAAAGCTTTAAGTGGCTTTTGAAACCATGTCTGCCATATTAACATACTAAGAACTCTAGGCTTAGATAACGTTTTTTTAACTTGTTCTAGCCTTTGTATATCTAATTTATCAACATCAGATATTTGTAAACAATAGAAAGAAAGATTATCTTGAATTTCCTTCTCGCGGATGCGGGCTTGAATGCTCGCTGCTAACGTATCTTTTATCTTTTGTAATTCTTGATTAGTTTGCGCATATTCTAAATTTAATTTATTTATTTTATTATTATATGCAATTTCAGCATTTTCATATTCCGTTTCTAAATTCTCAAAGTATTTTTCACTAGCTAAAGAAGTAGTTTGTTTATATTGCTCAAACTGTACAGTAACTTTATCTTTTTCAGCGGTATATAATTGTTGTACTTTTGCTAAATCTTCTTTTTCTATCTGTTCATAAAGATGTTTATCTTGCTCAAATTTTTCAACTAATTGTTGGTGTTCTTTTTTAATATGCTCACAATTTTGTTGTGTTAATTTATATTGGTTATCTAAATATTCTTGTTCTTTATATTTAGTAACTTTTATCTGATTTGCATTAATATAATATTTAATTCCTATAATTAAACAAATTAATGCAAATATAAAAAAAATTATTTCAAAAATCATATTAATTACCTTATTGAAAAAGATAGGGAGCTAAATTAGCTCCCCATATATTCAATAAATTACTCTGCGTCATCAGTCAAATCAGGATCAAATTCAAGGCCTGCCTCGGTCAGTCTGATAAACTTCACTGCCTTATGAGATACCTTACCTTCTGCATCAGTTACTTCAATCTCAGCTGGGATTCTTTCCATGAGTCCTTTCTTTTGGAACGCACTTGTAACGATACCATTTACACTACGAATCTCAAGTCCTGTGCCCTCAACAATATCTGCTGCTGTAATATTTTCTCCCTGATTTTCCTTTACAAATTCAAATACTTTCTTGTTCTTTTCATTTAAAGCCATCTTTAAAATTTCTCCTTTTTAATTAAATATTATTATTATTATTATTATTGAGGATTATATTCCTCATTTTTGATAAATATATTATATCATAAAATTTTTCATTTGTCAAGAAATTTTTTATTTTTCTAAATAATATATTTTATATAAATAAAACCTTCCTTTGTTTAAGGGAGTGTATTATTATTGAAATTTAGAAATAATAAATTTAACACTTCTGCCCAGAGGTGTCTTTTTTCTTTATTTCTTTATATAATTATTATACCACAAAATTTTTAAAAAATCAACTAAGTAGCAGCTTAAGCTGGGTTTCATTGATTATAGGTACATTTAATTCTCGTGCTTTCTTGTGCTTTGCGGAATTACTATCTTGATTACAAACTAAGTAATCTGTTTTTGAAGTTACAGTAGAAGTTACTTTACTACCTTTAGATTCTACAAAAGCAACTAGGTCATCGCGTTTAGCCCATATAATTCCTAGTTTTCCAGTAACACATATATTAAGTGCGGAGGTGTCGCTATGTTCGCCTGCAGTCTTTGCTTCTTGGTGCTCGAAGTCAAGCATTTCCGCAATCTTATCTGCTTCTGAATAATCAAAATTATTTAAAGCCTTTTCCATTTCATATCCAAACCCAGGTAAGGCGCTCCAATTCCCGCCAACCGCATTTTTAAATTCTTCCCATGTAGGATAATGTTCAGCAATAACCTTAGCTACCTGTATTCCAATAAGAGGAATACCAAGCGCAGCAATAAAGCTTTCTAATTTACAATGCTTACTTTCTTCTATTGCATTTAAAATCTTATCTACAGATTTTTCACCAAAGCCTGGTAATTTAATCCATTCTAAGCGATGCTCTTTTAATGAATAAAGGTCAATTATATTATTTAACCAATCTAAATCTATTAATTTCTCTATTGTAGCTAAACTTAATCCTTTTACGTCTAATCCATGCTTTCTATCACAATAATGATTTATTCTTTGATTAAGCTTTCGTGGACATTCATCATTAGAGCAATAAAGATTTTGAACTCCAGTATCGCTTGTTTCAATAGCTACTTGACCTCCGCATATTGGACATTTATCCAAAGGAAGAATATAATCTAATAAAGCAGAAAGGTCTGCTTTAACCGCAGATTCAACATAAGGAATTATTTGATTTCTTTTGCTAATTTTAAGGAGCTGTCCTTTATATGGATTACCTAATTTTTCTTCCATTATGCTTAAATTACACAGACTAGACCTTGATACTTCCGTACCTTCAATATCAATAGGCTCAAATAAAGCTACAGGAGTTAATACTCCTTTCCTAGATACATCATAGTCTATATCTATTAACCTAGTTTCATAAATTTCATCATAAAATTTAAAAGCATAGGCGGCATTGCTATGATGAGCCGTAGAGCCAAGAGATTCCCCATACTCTATATCGTCAAACCTGCCTACCAATCCATCTATTGGATAACCTAATTCTTTTGCTGTATCTTGAAGATATTCTTTTGCATCCCAATCAAAAGATGAGATGTAAGGCACAATAATAAAACCTAATTCTTTTGCCTCTTGTAATTTGTCCACAAAAGAATTACCATTAAATCCTTTAATTATATTCCATACTACAAAAGTCAAGTTGCGGTTAGCGCATTCTTTTGAATCTAATAATCTAATACTTCCAGCTGCAAAATTGCGAGGGTTCTTATATTCATCTTTATGTGGCTCAAAATCTTGGTAGGTACAGATAATTTCTCCATCTAATACTAATTCATCTTTATAATTTATTCTATTAGGAATAGATTTTATTACTTGCGCATTGTACAAAATATCTTCGCCTATTTCCCCATCACCGCGAGTTTCCGCACTTACCAAATATCCATCAATATATCTTAATGAACAAGTTAAACCATCAAGTTTGGGCATACCTATTACATCTTTTGATATATTTTTAGACCTAAAATAATTAAGAAAAATATCCCAATCTTTAGTCTTATCAAGGGAACCCATCCAATGATTATGTTTAACTTTGTTTAATTCATTAACTATAGTATAAGTAATAGTTTGAGTAGGAGAATCATCATATACATACCCAGTTTCATTTTCTAATTGTTGAAGTTTAAAATATAAATTATCATATTCTTCATCTGAAACAAGTGGATGTCCTTCATCGTATGCTAATATATATTTATTTAACGTATCTATATAATTTCTTATAGTATTTGTAATATTCATATTTATATTTATTTCCTTTTGTTTTAAAATAAACCATCTTTCTATAGGAATTACATTTGGAATTGTATTTATAGCAGCTCCATTAATATTATAAATAGGCTCCCTATACCAAGTATAATAATAATATATTTATTATTTTCCTTTCTTATATTATATATATTATAACATAAAATTTTATAGAAAACAAGAAGGGAGAATTATTCCCCCTTTATAGTTTAACTACTGAGTTAATTTTTCCTTTTAACATAATATTACCTAAACTTACTCTATTTAGTAAAGGAATATCGTTAGCAGAAATGCATATAGAACCTGGCTTACCAACCAATAAAATATTATCATCTTTATCTATCATTGCGGCGCCCGCAATTTCTCCAGTAGAGTTAGAAGTCTTATATACAATTACACCTTTTCCACTCCTACCCTGATATGGTATCTCTTCAAGAGAAACTTTCTTACCTAAACCACTAGTGGTGAAAATAGCTAAATTATCAGAATATTTATGAATAGGTAATCCTATAACTACTTCATCATCCGCTTCTAATTTAATTGCTTTTACTCCTGATGTAACTCTACCTATTGCTGCTATATCTTTTGTGCTAAAATGAATTGACATACCTTTTTTAGTAACTATCACGACTTCTTCTTCATCCATAAACAAAACATTAGCTAATGAATCATTATCTTTAAATTTAATTGCGGCGGTGCCCTTTCCGCGCTTTACCTTCATATATTCTTCTAACAAAGTCTTTTTAATTAAACCTTGTTTTGTGAAGAAAACTACATATTGAGGTTTGCTCTTTCTATGTAATGAAGTCATGGCTACCACTTTTTCATTATCTTCTAAGCTAATTAAACTACTTATTCTAATACCTTTTGAAGTATTAGTTCCAGTAGGTATATCATCTACAAGTAATTTATACATTTTACCAGTATTAGTAAAGAACATCAAAGTATCAATAGTATTAGTAGAGATGCTCTCTAAGACAGCACTTTCTTCTGTCTTTATACCTTTACCATTTCTGCGCTGAACTTTAAAACTAGATGCGGGAATGCGCTTAATCTCCCCGGTCTGAGTTAGGATAACTACAACATCTTCTGCAACTACAGTTTCAATTTCTTTATCTTCTGTATCTTCTTCAACTGTAATAATTTTAGTTCTATGCTCATCTCCATATTTCTTAGCAACTTCTCTCCAGCCTTTAATAAGTTCATTATTAAGAAGTTCTTCGCTATTTAATATAGTTTCAATCTCTTTTGCTTTATTCTCTAATTCATTTTTTTCATCTTCAAGTTTCTTTACTTCTAAGTGAGCTAAGCGAGATAATTTCATATCTAATACAGCTTTTGCCTGCAATTCATCTAATAAAAATTTAGATTGTAATTTAATACTTGCATCTGCTGTCGAGTTAGAGGATTTAATTTCTTGAATAACCTCTTCTATTGAAGCTAAACAAATTAATAAACCATCTATAATATGTATTCTACTTTCAATTTTATCTAGATCAAATTTAAAGCCATTAATATAAACACTTTTTTCATGATCAATGTGTGCCTGTAAAATTTCTTTCCAACCAAATACTTTTGGAAATCTACCTTGATCAAGCATTGTCATATTGATACTAAAATGATATTGTAAAGAGGTATTTTTATATAATGATTTAATCACTCTATCAGGATTAATCCCTTTTTTAAGATAAATTTTAATCAATACCTTTTCGCCAGTTAAATCGTTAAACCTATCAACACCAGGATTATTCTCTTCATCATCAAGAAGAGCCTCTAATTGCTTACATATAGTATTTGTATATACTCCATAAGGAATTTCATTTACTATTAAACAATTTTCTTTATTACTATAATCTATTTTTGCTCTTAACTTACAAGACGCCCCAACAGCATTATTATCTTTTGCGTTTACTTTTGAACCATATTTTAAAGCTTCTTTGACTTCATTTTCATTAATTAAATAAGCTCCTGTAGCAAAATCTGGCGGACAATAAATTTCTTCAAAATCTGCATTAGGATTTAATAATAGTACTTCTAGTGCTTTATTAACATCCTTAATATTAAACTGAGGGAGGCTACTAGATGCGCCAACCGTAGCGCTCTTATGTTTCCATAAGCACTGACTATATCTTAATTGTCTTATGACAACGATTACCATTTCGAACTATGTACCAATAATAGTCCTACTCCTCCGCTCCGAGGATAGTCGATACAGGCTACAATTACTTGGAGACTTTTCTTTTTGGATAAAAATTTCTGATAGGATATGTTTCATTTTCTTTTCTATATCTTCACATTTAGAATAGTATTTATGTAAAGCTGCATAGCAAGCTGTATTATCTTCTTTTCTAAAATGCTCTGATATTCTACGTCTTATATTTATTGCTCTTCCAATATAAATTTTATTATTAGGAAAATTAATTTTATAAATACCAGAAATATGTTGCGGAATTTCATTATACTTCATAAAAGTCTCCTTTCATTGTTTCCCACGGGATTACCATTTAATATTTTACATTATAATATTAAATTATAAATGAGGCATTATTCTATTTTGCCCTAAAAAATATTAGGCAGGCTTCCCCGTTACCCATACTTTATATATGAGCCTTGTGGTGAACAAGAAAGGTAATAACACAGGCATTATTACATACCAATACCCTGAGTTCCATTAACGATGTTGTAAAAACCTTTAGACGGAAGAACTGATGGATACTTTTCAGTATCATCATAATTATCTCTCCACTCTTCTACAGTATTCTTATCTATATCTTCAAATAATTTAAGTGAAAAATTGCTTAATCTTGAAGAAGAATAACGAGGCGCTGCCCAATTACCAGTTTCCATTAAGTTTCCGCCATTACCTTCTATTTCAATCAGCGGATACCGCATAGCAAATGGTTGACCCGATCTCATTATAACGCCTTCTGCACTTGCGTCCAATAATTATTAACCATAGGCTTTTTATCCTATGCTCTGGAGCTTTCGCTCATTTTCATCAAATAGTCTTTTCTATTTCAGTTTAGCATATCTTTTCATCTTTATTAGATGTCGCGGCCTCGTGGAGGGATTATATCTTTTCACCCTCTATGCGTTGCCCCTGACTATAGTTTCTATAGCCTTCGGTTCGGATTAGCATATCATTTCTGATTTAGCCTTCCCGCTTAATTCCGCGATTTTAACACGGCAACTAAAAATTAATTTTTTACTACTCTACCGTGGATATACATTCGGGCTACCGAACCTATAGCTTTCAAAGTCTTTTTAAATGGTTTATTAGGCAAGAACTTATCTGTATATAAACAATAAAAAATTTGTCTTGCAGAGGGTTTTAAACAATCTCTTACATCTACAAGCGCTCGTGATTGGAGTACAGCTCCCGCATAGGTAGTAAAACTATCTTCAATAATAGATTGCATATTTCTTTCTATATTCATATTTTTCTCCTAATTATTTTTCTTTATTATAATTATAATATTATTTTTAATTAAAATCAAATAAAATTTTTATTCATGAATTGTAGCAAAATCTACATTTTTAAATATATAATCTGTACGATAACTTACATCATCACCCATTAGTTCTTCTAACATTTGGATTGCGTTAGGATTAGGTTTTAATACTTCCATTCTTTGAAATTCATCCGAGAACATTGAACGTTGGGCTTGCTCTGTAGATAAGCTTCCTAAGCCTTTGTTTCGCTGAACTTCCCCTTTAATAGAATCTCGTACTGCATTCATTTCTTCATCTGTAAAATAATACTGTTCTTCTTTTCCATTTTTTACAATATAAAGCGGAGATTTTAACCAGCATAATCTATTCTCTTGTATAAATTGTGGCGCAAGATATTGCAAAGCGGACATAATCAACAAGCCTATGTGCGCGCCATCACTATCTGCATCGCTACATATACCTATTCTACCATAGCGCAATTTAGCGGGATTATATTTTCCTGGTACAATATTCATAGCTTTTAGTAATAATTTAATTTCTTCATTATCAGCAATTCGCTCTTCATTATTACTAAGGCAATTAATCATTTTTCCTCTGATTGCAAGAATCCCATACTTGGAGTAATCACGTGCATTAGCCATGGCACCTGCAGCACTATCCGTGTGCTCCTATATTTCTATAGGCACTGACTATCTCTTCACTCTGGTTTGTCAAACCTTCATCGTGTCCTCTATTTCGAAATATGTATCAATAATATTTCTACTACAGGTCTCGCCCTGTATAGTCGATACAGCTTATTCTATATCTTTATAAGTTTGGTGTGTTACTATATTATATATAGTAAACCATGCTTTATCTGGCACATATTTTAACCAAACTTGTTTTGGACTCATACCATTATCATAATCTTGTCTCATTTGTAAAACTTGTTCTTTTGTAAAAGCTTTTGTATTATTAGCAGCAATTTCAGAAGCATTTGCTTTTGCTTGGTGAGAATGCCAATATTTATTTTCTGCATTATTATATTCAGGATGAATATTTTTCCAATTTCAAAATACCATACTTTTTGCAGCCCTCTTTTAGAAATTTTATCTTTAAATTCTGCATAAACAGTTCTAAAAGGAATATGATTAAAATATCAAGTTTTGTCCAAAAATTTTTCAATATAAAATCTTGCCACGGGATTGACTTCGCCTAAACTTGTTTTGACTTACAAGTGTAACGGTCAGCTTTCCCCGTTAGCTACTTATTTTTAATTAAGTAACCCCACTGATGAGGTGGTAAAAAGGATTAGGGCAATAATTACTTACCCTCTACTATTAACAGCGTAGACCCAGGTCCTAAGAACTCCGCGTCTTTTAATTTATCTGAATTAAATACTTTTTTACTAGCATTTTTTTCTATTTCTTTTGAAGTTTCAAGGATTTGACGTCTAGCTCTATCTGCAGCTTTTTCTGCCTTTTGAACTTTAATTAACATCTTAATAATATTATCAAAGTCTGTACTATTCTGAAATTCATCAAGTCCTTCTTTAAAAGCTTTTGAAGCAAGAGTACGAAGATTAGGATTATTTATCTTTGATTTCGTTTGATTTGCAAAAGAGGGTTCAGCAACTTTGCAATTAATAGCATAAACTAAACCTTTCCTAATTAAATCTGCATCTAAGTCTTGTCCGCTCATTTTCTTGATTTGTGTTGTTAATGTTGTTTTAGCTCCTGTAACTGGACTTCCGCCCTCATTACAATACAAACCATTAACAAAAACGTGTGCAGCTTCTTTCCCCGCAGTCCAGCAGAAAGCAATTTCAACCTCATCTATTTCATCTTTTGCTTTACAAATAATAGGCTTCATTAATGGAGATTTTGCTTCTGCTATAACAAAATCTGCAATACCATTTTTTGAATAAAATTCTTTTTTCTGTTTTGTCTTTTTATTAGTAATAATAAAATGTACACCTTTATTAAGATAAGATATATTTTTTATTTCACTTATTATTCTATCAAAAGTAAAAGTATCAGTCATATTTTTAAAGACTTCTTTATCAGGAATGAAGCTAACAAAAGTACCATTTTTTTCTTTTGTATCAAATTCTTTATAGTTATCTAAAATTCCTTTAGTAAAGTTTGCGGCAGCCGCTTTTCCATCTCTATAGCTTTCAACTGCAAAAGATAGAGAAGAAAGACATACTGCACTTGCTCCAATTCCATTTAATCCAGAGCTGTTTGCATATGCACCTTTTGTAAATTTACCACCAGTATGAGATTCTGTATAAATAGATACTAATACATTTTCTCCATTGTCTCTAATACCAAATGGCACTCCCCTACCATAATCCCTAACAGAAATTAAATTTTTATCTTCATCTACTTTAATCTCTATTACATCGCCATAGCCAGCCAGTGCCTCATCTGTTGAATTATTTACAATTTCTTTAAAAGCTTGATAAATTCCATCTGTATCATCAGAACCTAAATACATTGGAACTTTTTGTCTAATGCCCTCTCTAAAGGTTAAATGTTGAATATCATTTATATCATATGACATTATTTATTTCTCCTTTTTATTTTTTATTATATTATAACATAATTTTTATTAAATTTCAAATATTAAAAAATTAAAAATTTTTACTTGACTTTTTAAAAATTT